GCTGGGCGAAGCCCAGCAGGCGGAGCCACACAAGTTACATCTCCTGTCGCTTCTTGAATTGCGACAATAATTGTTTACGAGTTATTTTATATTCTTTAAGACTAATTCCAATTCTATTACAGATACTTATAACATCCATAATAGTAATACACTGACCACCCCACATAGCATTCCATAAATCATTAGCTTGAACTTCCCAAATATAATACCCACCAAATTGAATTTTATAATTGTAACAAGTTTTACGATTTAATTGAATATTATTTTGTACACAAGCAGCAAAGAAATGAGCAAAATCAGTGAAATCTTTTAATTTAATAACTGCATCATTCCATAGTCTAACAACTCCATTAGTTGATTCATAACGCATTACGGCATAAGTACCATACTGTCGCCATTGATAAGGAATACTACTAATTTTATAATCTCTAAATTCTTGAATTAGAACTTCAAGTTCTTCTCGATATTTCTTAGCTTTTGCTTCTTCAATAGCTTTCTGATTATCGAGATATTCATTGAATTTAATTCTAATAATATATTTAAGTTGCTTTCGAGTAATTATATTATTCCAAAGTTTCTTAAATTCAGCATAATTCTTACAATAAGCAGTATTAATCTTTTTGGAACGAATAGTTTGCCAATAAAGAATTTTACCACTAATAATAAGATTTTCTTTAGGACTTAAAGTAATACGAATATTATCTTTAAGATTAATTGTTGTATCAAATGTATTATATAATTTTTTATAACCTTTATATTCTACATAAGTATTATATAAAGTATAAGCTTTATCAATAATTTTATTAACATCAATATTATATTCTTTACCAATAATCAAAATATCTTTTAATGCAGAACGCCAACCTTTACGAGCATTATTATAATATATTTGATTATATTTAACATTAGCAAATCTTTGATTGGTAATATCTTGTTTAAGAATATGTCTTGTAACATTAAGATTTTGATTTACACCATACCAAAGAGCCGAAAGAATAGAATGAATATCATTATATATAATATCAGTATTTTCCCTACAAATATTATAAATATCTACATTAATTTTACCTCGAATCTTTTGATTTTTAAGTTTGACAAGTGGTCTATAAAGATAGTCTTCAATATTGTTTAATCTTATAACAAACGGTACGAATTTATTACAAACACCAATTTGTTTACCTCTATAATAAAGAATACCATTTTTTAATTCATAACCGTATTTACCATTAGCAACGGTATGTTTTGTATGAATACTTATATCATCTATTCTTTTATAGAATAAATCAAGTATTTCAGTAATAGTTCCAACAGTTTTCATCACTTTTCATAATCTCTAATTCCAACAACGTTTGCATGGAAAGGTAAACCATTTTTAGTTCTTTCATAAAACTTAACAGTTACAGACTTTCCGATAGGTGGATTATTAAGAATATCTAATCGTTCATTAACAGTACCAGTTAAAGTACAACTAAATACTAAATCATTAATATCATTCTTGAGAACTAATCTAACATTAAATCCCACTTTATCATCAGGATTTCCAGTGTGTTCAACACCAATACATTCAAATTCAGCATCGTCGAACTTTTTGAGTTTCATCATTGTAGCAGGACGAGAACCAAATTTATATTCAGTATGCAAATCTCTAATTATGGCTCCTTCAAAGCCACAATCAATACATTTTTGCATATAAGCTAACGCTTGATTATCATCATAAATAGTATCACTATTAAGAATAATAAGATTAAATTTATCCCACATTCCATGACCTTCAGGAGTTAAATTTTCCCAAATTCTACCAGCCATTACATTATGAGATACACTACTTTTTTTACTACGATATTCTTCCCAAACACTAAATCTTAATTTATCACGTTCTCGGTTAGTTAAATCGGGAATACTTAAATCAAAATTAACAAATTGAAGTTTCTCATGATATATATTCTTAGGATTACGAGCAGCTCCACCAATAGTTGTTACTTTTTCACCACGAATATAAATCTCACCATCAAATACCATATTAGCATATTCAGGAAAACTATCATAAAAATCATTAAATAGTTGCTCGATATGCCAAATACGATAAGTAAGACCTTCTTTAGTTTTAATTACAGTATGATAATGTTTATCATCACGAACAAAACCTTCAAGACTGAATAAATCAGTAGGTGTAAATTCTTCAAGCATAACAACTGCTCGAACACCATTGATTTTAGGTTGAGCAATACAAGGATATTCGAACTTACCAATAGCAAACTTTTGTGCTTTCATAGGTTTAACACAATTATTTGCATCAGTATTATATTTAGGTAATCTCTTATCTATTTCTGCAAATAAATCATCTGCATTAGTAAGATAATCTAAAGGACTAATACCTAAATCAGAAAGACTTTTATATCCTTGTTTCTTATGTCTTTCATAAACACTATTAAGTTCAAATTCAGCTTGTTCTCTATCAGTTTTTTTACTCTTAGCTTTAATTATAGGAGAATAAGATGATGTTTCAGCACCATTTACTTTACCATAATAATAAGCTAATCGTAGAGATACTGTACCGTCAGAATTAGTAACTTTTTCAACTCGACCCCACCAACGAACTAAACCGCCAGTTAAATCTCGTTTATATAAAACTTCATTAGGAATCATATCTTATTTTTTAACTTTTTCTTCAACAACAATAGCGTATTGCGGTTCTCCAATACGAATCATAAGACAATTCCAACTTTCAAGAGGAGTCTTATGTTCAGTCATATCTGTAAGATTAAGAGGTTTGGCACAAAAACATTTATACGACCTTTCAATCTTATTATTAAGAGGATTCTTAATAGTTTTAGGATGTGGGAGAATACGCGAAAGAATAGGATTTATAGCTTCTAATGTTTCTTTATCATTAGCGCTAATATAAGTATCACCATCAAGAATAATTTGTGTATGTTTAAAACCATATTTATCCACAAATCTATTAATACTTGATTGGTCAGATAAACGAGAAAAATCATTCATTAATCTCGTATAAGTTTCTTCATCCATAGGACAAAGATAAATCTTATTACCATTATCAAGAGTATTGATAAGATAGTTTTTGATTTTAATCTCCATAATAAATCTTTTTTAGAACATTATCAAAATGTTGGAATACTTTACGATAACCATAATCTTTAACCATATCTGATGGGTCTTTAGATTTATAATTATTAGTAAAATAAATTGGAATAGTATTATATCTACCTTGTAGTAGATGAGCTGCATTAATTCCAGCAGCATCAGTATCGAAAATAGTAAATATCTTTCCGCTTAAAGAGTATGACACCAATAACTTGTAGATGTCAGTAGGTAATACGATAGTTTCAGAAGCAGCAGGTATAAACAAAATATCATTAATACCTTTCTCATCACAAATTTGTTCAAAAAGTATTTTATCTTTATAACCTTTTATAAGAACAATATAATTCGTTAGTTTAAGTTGATGTAAACACTCAATAGGACAACGATTATTAGTAATAAACTTAGTTTGACTTTTAAGTCTTTTTGGAAAATAAAGTTTATACTTATTTGGATTAACATTATAAACATAACAAGGGTCAGTACCACTATAACGATAAGGTGTTTGCCATTCATTAAGTCTATATCTATCAACAATAAATACTTTTGTATTTAGATTACTTTTCTTGATACCATATTGTTCCCAATAAATATAATCTAACTTATTTGGTTTACGAACATCAAAAGTAATTTCAAGATTTTGATTCTTAATATGTTCTTGTTCAGTTCGATTAAATTCAATATTAGTAACAATCTTATCAGAACAACGAAGGATTATATCATTACATATATACACAAACCCTTCACTTGTTTTACAATTCTTATTAATAATATAACCTACAACTTCAAATATATCACCTCTAAATCTACCATCACCAAAATCTCTACATATCAATTTATCACCATAATACTTAAAAGATAATGAAGGATGTTTATCATTTCTTAAAGGATTTCGTATTCTATCATTAGGACTACTAATGTTAAATCGGATTACATCTTCGGGAATACCAAAATATTTACTAAATATTGTAACTTGGTCAAGTGTATTAAGTATGAAATCTCTCATGTAATCAGTAGTGTAACTTGTGCGGCTCGGCCTGCGGCCTCGCTCCCCGGTGGGAGAGGAGGTTGCACGCCCACTCGTGACGTATTACCGACAAGTCTAATTTTAGCATTACCCAAAAAAGAAGGAGATAATAGAGTTTTACCTCCATTACCTCCTTTACAAGTTCCTGTTTTAGTAATATGATAAATACTACTTCGAGTACCTATCAAGAATGTTCTGAATATCCGACGAAACAACAGTAGCACCGGGAGCGGGAGTAGGAGCACCTGCGGCAGCTTCACGATTTTTCGGAGTATCATCTTTTGCAAGATGAATTGTTTCACCAGCTTCAAATTCAATCGACGGACTTTGACCGGGAATAACACGTTCAACAAATCCACGATTAACAAACGAAGGAAAAGCTAAGAACTTATGCGTGTTATAATCTGCAACAAGTTTCATAAACAGTTTTACATTCTTATAAATAGGATTTTTCTCATCATCACCAACGAGGAGATGTTTGAAATATTCAAAGAAAGCAAGATACTGTTCACAACGAACCTTTGCAGGAGCAGCATAATCGAGTCCCGGACACTTACCAGCATTAACCGGATAACCTTTAAGACCCTTAAACTGATTTGCGATATGACGAAGCTGTCCATATACCTGCTGAATAATGTTAATAACAGTCTTTTCTTCAACAGGCTCACCTTTCTTATTAAGAGTAGTAACCGGTTTAGCAGTAAATGTATAATAACGGTCTTTCGGATTTGCGTCAGTTTTACACTGCTTAAATTCGATAATCAGTACGGGAAATTTACAACCAGCATATTCCCATGTACTTTCGACACCTTTATCATCCAGCAGAGGTACTTCACGAATATCAATACGAACATCGTTAATCATACCCATACAAAGATTACCAAGTTCAGGGTCGGGCTTAAAAGCTAATCTCCGTTCAACAACCTCTTCTTCAAACATTAATGTTGTCGAACTAACTTTCGATTTACTTGTGTCTGCCATAATAATAATTAAAGTACTTTAAGTTATTAGACTAAAAAGAGGAGCTACTTATTCAATAACTCCTCTTTTTATAATGATAGTAAATGATAGATTTGTTAAATACTTTTAGGTATTAACAATTACAACTCGGCTCCCGGCTCGTTTTCGGACTGCGGTTCCTCTACCTGCTTCTCATCCTCCAGCGTTACCTCTTTCGGGTCTACCAGTACATAGACTTTCTCATAGATGGTGTCATCAATCTGAACAGGAATAAACTCACCATTCTCGTCCTTAACTTCCTCAACACCATACTCAACTCGCTTGGTAGCAAGAACAGCAGTACACATCTTACCGTCACGGCCTTTCTGAGTTTCAACCTCTTCCATAAGACCCTTATCAGCAAGAACACGCTCACCTACGGGAGCAGCATCCTTATCCTGCATAAGCATCTGCGACCAAACACCAGCGTAATTAAACGACTGAGGACGACCAGTACCTTTCGTGTTACCAGCACTTGCAAGTTTGCAACCCTCGCTACCTGCCGAAAGAGCAATAAAGAAACGCTCATTAATCGAATCAGCATTAGGCATAGCAAACATAACAACACGGTCGCCATGACCACAACCAATAAGTGCAGAAGCCGAAGCATTCATCGTAAACTTATTCATACCACGAGCAGTAGTAATTGCCGGACGAATATCATTCGACGACTTCGTACCACGGTTTACAGCAGTCAGACCAGCAAGTTTAGCAGCAGAAAAAACAGACTTTTTCATAATTGTAATTTGTTTTAATTTATGAATATTTTATGAATGATAGATTAATGATAGATTTGCATTACTTTATTCTGTAACAGGAACTTCTTCAAATTCAGTATCTTCAGCTTGACGGTTTGCAATAGATACAGCTTGATGTAATTCACTATCAACGTAAATTCCATTTAACTTATCACTTGCAATAATTCTACCACCAAGCATGATAGACATTTTAATAAGATGAGTTTCCGGATGGGCATTCCAATTAGCTTTACCTTTACTTTCAGTACCGTCAGATTTAGTACCAACATACAAACCTGCATCAATAGCTTGTTGTAAAGTATAAGGTATTGCAATACTCTCATCACCACGAGTAAGTTCTACAAGAGCTCGACGAGTAGCATACCTAATAATTGGAATTTTACCTTCTTGTACTTGTTTATCAATATAATCAGCAGTATGACCATCATTAATTACAACAAAATCATCTTTCGTTTCTTTGTTATAATCAACAAGTTCATTTGCAAGTTCCTTTTTACAATATCTATATATGTAAAAAGGTTTAGTTCCATCTTCAAGAATCTTACGTTTAATACCGGCATCCGTAAGGACTTTATTAACAACATGAATACCAGTATATACTATCTCTGCTTGAGAAGTACTAAAAACGTAAATGTTTTGCATAGCAGCCATAGGATTAAGTCCCATAGACCGCCCACGTTCAACTTTGATTGCTGCTTCCCTATCAAGTGTCTTACCAAATGTAACACTTACCATAGGAGTAAAACCGAGTTCATTACCTAACAGCAAACATGTAACAATCGCACTCTTATTAACTACAAGTTCACTCGTTCCATCTTCTTTCTGAACTTGCTCCTTAAAACCCTTATTAAAAACAGGACTTTGAGCAATCCAATCTGCTAATGCTTCAGCTTGTTCAAATGAATTAATTTGATTAACAGCTAACGCAACACTTCCATTTTTATTTCTTGTATTAACAAGAGCACCACTAACATCTTCATCAGTCTTTTCGACTGGCTTCATTTGTGGTTTATCCATACGCAAATATAGTAATTATAATTGTACCACCAAAGAAAATAGCAAGAAATTAACCGAAAATTTCACTAATATCATTAACCCATATCGGAACATTCTCGGAATCTTGCTGACGCTGGATTAACTTTTGTTTGTCTCTTGACCTAACATCTTTATCACCAATTTTGAAATCATCAATGTAAAGATTGATAATAACACAATTCTTATTAGGATTCATGTAATTATAAGTCTTACCTCGTGCGACACGTTGTCCGTGAGTATTAGAATTACAACTACCACCAGTCGTTATGACTTGTTCGATATTTTCTATCGTTAAACCCTCATTAAGACTTTGTGCAGTAAATAAATATTTATAAGTACCATTCTTAATTCCTTCAATAGCTAACTTTTTAAGAGAAGTTTTACCTAATCGTTTAGGTTCACCATTCTTATAAGTATATGGAACACCAGTTTCAGGATTAATTACATATCTACTTTCAATAGCACTATGAAAAGGAATACCATCTTTACTGAAATAATCAGCTAAATCAGTAACCATAGCTATTGATTCATTAAAACATATAGTAGGAACGCTATTAGTTTTAAGAATTTCAATAACAGCGTTAATTTTAGGTCTGTTATGAATTAAAATATCATTACGTTGTCTAACAAAGTCTTTGAACTTTTTAGCACGTTCGTAAATATTATCGGGATTCCAAAGATTATTAATTCGTTTATTATAATCATTATCGAGTGGCATATCACGAGTCCAACCCATTAATGAAGCTAACATATTACGAATAACAGTAGGTTTAATAAAAGTACTACTGCCATTTCTATCTTTATAATTATAACCAGTAAAAGATGCAAGAACTAATGCAAAATCACTGTCAAAAACTTTATTATGAAACTCTTGATTAATCACTTTATGTAATCCACCAAATGTTTCAAGAGTTTCAGAAATCATATCAGAATATTTAGCATATCTAATTTTGTCATGTTCATCAAGTTCAATAGCTAAATTATATTCTGTACTATTTGAAATCCAACCTTGCGATACAGCTTCAATTTCAGTAATTTTATCAATTACTGGAGCACCTAATTCATTAAGAATAGATAACTGATTTTTATTTAATGTAGAACCAGTAAGGCATAGAATAAATTTATATTCTATATTCTTAATAGCTATGAGAGTTTCACCTTGTAATAACTTATGAACTTCATCAAGAATAAGTAAATCAACTTTAATAGGAAGTTTTCGTTCTATTTTAAGTTTATTTACATGATTAATAAGAGTATTACTACTCATTATATCAATCCATTGTTCTTTTGGACAAAATTCAGTAAGATTATCAACAAGATTTTTAGTAGTTACAGCATTTGGAGCGATAGCCATAATTGTTCGATTAGGATTAGCTTTAACCAGCTTACCAACAATCATAGCTGCTACTCGTGTTTTTCCAAATCTCATTATAAGATTTAGAGTACCTCGACCTTTGGCATCACGCCATTTATTACAAGATATTTCTTGACGTTCAGACTTATCCATACTCTAATATCTCCAATAAACAGTAGGAGCATTTTCACGTTTAAGTCTTTCAATACAATCCATAATATATTGTGTTAGCATTTCACAATTACCAAAGTGCATTTGAAAAAGCATTTCCTTTTGTAATTCCTCTACTGTTTTACCATAACAAATTTCATCAAATTCGTGCATAATATATTAATCACAATTACGCTTTACAATATCACCGTCATTAGTAATATATCTCCATTGATAACCATAAGCAGTTTTAGAATTACCTTTAGGAGTACAAGCCTTAACAATAGCGTAATAAGCATGTTTAGGATCTGTTTTTTTTAGTTCAATGGTTAAAGCATTAGCAGCATCTTTAATAGAAGCATAAGTAACTATATACTTCCCATCTATTGTAAACTTAGCTACGCGCAAACCAATTCTACGAGATTTAGTATTGACTGGTTTAATATCAGCTATTACAAGACCATCAACTTCATGATATACAAGGTCACCATTCATATTAGTATTTTATTAAAAAGGTAAATCATCTCCGTTTTCTATTGCACGTTTATATTCTTCCTCACTTGAAAAACCATACATACCCCAGATAGTATTGTTAATAGGAATGTCATTAGCAGGATTAATAAACGATACATTGTCATCTTCAAAATCAACTTCAAACAAACCATCTTCTTCAGGACTTTCAATAGGCTCTAAATGTTTATTATTAGACATAGCACCAAATAAATCACCTTGAACCGCAACCATACCAGCAGTTTTCTTATTTTTACCATATAGAATCTTAGCACATTCTTTTTTATAATAACTAAAATCTATATGATAATCATCTTCCTCAACATAATCATTAAAAGGACGAACACTACATTTAGCTACAATTCGATTAATTTTACTTGGTTTATTTTTATCAATTTTTATAATAGTTCCACTACAATAAGATACATCAGCAATATAGAAACGATTAGATTTTTGAAGTTCTTCATCGTGAAGTTCACCGTTTACAATACTACGATATATAATATTGAATTTAGCATCAGTCTTTTGACTAATACAATAATCATAAATAGCTTCTTTGCTATTATGAATATGATTTTCTATTGTATCGGCATAAGGAACATTATATAAAAGAAATAGGTTAAGAGCTTTTGGAACAACTGGATAAGCATAACCTTTATTAAAAGCAATAGTTTCAATAAAAAGACCTTTACGTTTAATATAAATATCTTCAAGTTCAGCTATTGCTTCTGGCGTTTTATCAATCAATTTATCATAAGCATCTTGAAAACCTTCTTTAACAGCAATATAATTATTTACATCATTACGAAGATACTTTTCATAATTAGTAAATTCGAGTTCAAAATTATTATATTCTTGCCACCAATCACAACAAGCTTTATAATCAGCTTCTTGCTCAGGTTTAATGATACAAACAATACCATCAGTATTAGCAGATATAACTTTAATACCTTTGAGTTCCAGTGCTTCAATAAGCATCAAAAGACAAAGTTGTAGATTTATAGTAACTTTATAAGTACATTTAGGGTCATAAAGATAATCATTTATATCTCTAAATGCACCATACATTCTGTTGATAGCAATCTTAAGACCTTCAGCCTTAATTTTATGACGTTTACTTTCTGCTAATAATTCATGATATTTAGTATTTAATTCTTCAGCATCAACTCGATTTTGATTTTTAGCAATTTGATATTCATTTAATACTTTCTTAGCTTCTTTCATTAATTTACTGCTAAGATGTTTAGCTTCAATTCGACTATCTTTCGTATAACCGACAGTAGCTCTGAAAGGATTTCTTTCAAGATGTTCGGGATAAACATCATAACTAAGAATACCATTAGGATAGAAACTACTAACATCCGCATCACGTAAACTAAATCCATCTGCAATTATTAAACCCGGTTTATCTTGACTATGTAAACCACCTAAAGCCATAGTATATACCGCATCACCAAATTGAAATTCATGCTTAAATTTATCTTCATCTTTTGTACTACCTACAACGATAGTAGATTGTGCAACAGTACGAAGTAAATCATTGAGAATTTTAGTTTGAAATTTAAGTTTAGGACTTAATATACTGGAAACTTTAATCTTCCATCTATCAGTCTTAGTATCCATAAAATCTTTTCTATCAATACCGCTAAATTTCTCATATAGAGATGTAGTAATAGCTTTACCAATAGAACTTCTTGACATATTACGGACATCAATTCCAAACTCTTCAGATATATCTTCTCGTAGTTCAATTTCAGCCTTTTGACTACGTTCCAGTTCTAATGTAATAAGAACATCATTTACATTATAATCACAAATATCATAAATATCCTCTTCTCTAATTCTACAATTATAAGCAATCGGTAGATTCTGAATACGATACCATTTTAAACAAATAGCAACCTGTTTAAGACTGGTATAAGTCTTATCAAGATATAAAATCTTTTGAATATCATAATCAGTAAAAGGACGTTTGTAATATTTCTTGAAATTAAGTAAACGACTATATCCTTTACCAAAATCTACACAAGCGCAACTATGGTCATATAGAATTTGTGTAATATGTTTACCTTCTTTCTTATTAAAACCTTTTACATCAAGATATTTATAATTATTAATAAAAATATCCAACATAATTTTATCATAATTATTACTGTTATAACCAGTAAGAATTTTATGTTGAATAAAAAAATCCATAATAAGTGGCCCATCATTTCTCCACTTACCAGTAGTATAATCAATCCAAATAACAAATTGTTTAGCACCCATTGCTAACAACAATTTAGTCTTTGCTTCTTTCAATTCTTCAAGATTACCTTCTTTACCATTTTTAATAGCAAGACATCTTATATCAACAGCTTTATAAACGTCGATAAGTTTTTGGTCTGCTGTTTTAGGTATAAAAGTAACTTCAAATAGATTAGGATATATCTCTACATCATATTCATAAGCATTATTCATAATAACACTACTTTATCTGTAATAACGATATTCTTTACATAATTCAGCAAATATGTCACTAATTAAATTAAAAGATTTAACATATTCTGAATAACATTTGTTACGCATAATATAGGCTGGTGAATATATAGGAATTAATATAGCATCATTAAACCTAACTGGTTTATTAACAACTGATGCCATACTTTTATATTTTTCTTCTTTAAGGAACTGATAAACAAATTGTCCAACAGCAACAATAATAGTAGGTTTATATTTCCTAATAGTTGCTATAAAATTTGGATAACAAGTTTCAGCATAATGTTCAGTTGGTTCAGCACAAACACACTGAATAAGAGTTGATTTAATAGTCCAAGCAGTTAGTTTATAATCATTAATGAATTGACTAACTATTTTAGTTGAACGACCATTAAATATAGTTTGAGTTTTATAATCTGTAATAGTTGGTGTATCACCAACAAACATAATAGTACGCCTCAAAGTGGGCGTGCAACCTGCTCCCCCACCGGGTATCCGTCGATTAGCAATAGATAAATAACATCTTTCACAAGCATTACACATAATATTAATACTATTAAAAATATCAGATGAAACAGTCTGATTAATAAGATTATGTTTAATACTTCATAATAACACTTTTGCGAGCACGAGATAGAGCTACATACATAAGTTTATTACGAATATCGATATCATTTTCTCTACGACCAAATCTCGTATTTTGGAAAACAATATCTGTCAAATCTATTGCTACATTATCGAAAGTAGAACCTTGTGTTTTATGAACAGTCATAGAATAACCATAATCTATGTCTTTATTAATCCACTTGGTTCCTTGAATAGTTTCAATACTGAATTTAAGATTTGTTAAAAAACGATTCTTGAATTTATAATAAACATACCAACCATGTTGAACACGATTAGCAGCTCTATTATAAAGATGTGTTAGAATTTCCTTATATTTAAGAAATGAAGCATCTTTTGTATCTACGATAAGAAACGGTTGAGTTATATGACCATCATACATAGATTTAAGATTAACAGCAAATGTTTTAATACCTTCGTCACTAATATAAGGTCTAATATCTTCAAGAATATAGTCTTCACTATTTAGAATGATTGGTTCTTTAAATTCATCAACAATGGTATTATAAGATAATACCAAATCGTTAATATGAATTATATCAGCATCTTTACCAACTATACTATTACGAACAATACTATTCCAATCAGAAACAGCTTTATTCGTATAAGCAGTAATTCTAAAATGGTCTATATTCTTATGAAATGTATCTGAATTAAATTCATCAATAAGTCTTTGATTAAACATGGCTCGTGGAATAATTTCATAACCAATTCCATCTTGTATATTAGACCTATTTCGAACTATATAATTCAAAAAAGTATTTGTTTGATTTTTAATATCATCTCTTAAAAGACTAAACAGTTCAAGAAGCGGATTACCTTCTTCTTGCCGTACAATATCAGTAAGAACAACTTTATTCTTAACAGTAGCAAATGTTAAAGATATTTCTTCATTTACAGGTGGTAGCTGAAGAGAATCACCAACATAAAGAATCTTAACATTATAAGTAGTAGCACGATTTCGATTAAGTTGGAATAAATCCTTATTAATCATAGAACATTCATCAATCACAACAAGATTATAATTTTGTATCTTGCTTGGATTAAGAGGGTCAAATTGAGGATTCTCAATATCAAAATTCTGTAAATCAATATTAGGTTTAAGACCATGCAAACTATGCAAAGTCATACCTTTTCTACCTACTTGAGATTCAAGAACTCGAAGAGCTTTATGTGTAGGAGCTGTAACAGTATAAGACTTATTAACAATATTATCGAGAAAATATCGAAGAATATAAGTATTATGAGTTATAATAAAATCTTTTGTTACAAAAAGTTTATTATTACCTTCTACTACAATGCATGTAGTATCAGATTCATAATCTAATTTAACAATAGATTTAATATAAATATGGTCATTATATTTAGTAGTCTTAGACTTATAAGAATTATATTTATTCAAATGCTTTTTACTACTAAAAATAATATCATTTGTTAAAATATGAATGTTATAACAAATATTAGTATTACGTTTATCTTCATATACTGTAACAATATATCCTAAACTCCTACAAAGATATACAAAATTATCTTTAAGTTGTTTAGATATAGTATTAAAACTAAATCTATTCTTTTGACCTACACAACCATCAGAATCCATTAAACCTTTAAGGAGTTCTTGTCTTTGTTCAATAGAACTTTCAAGATATTCAGTAGGAATATATTTATCAATAGATTTACATAATAAATTATAATCTTTTAATTTATCATTAACTATTTCAACATCACCATTAAATATAATATTAGTATAATTTTTATCAGAATGCCATCTATAATCAGCATTATCTAATAATTTAGCAACTTTTATAATAATATCTTCTTCATCAGAAGAAATTTCAATTTGATTTCTATAATTAACATATTGAGTTGTAAGACAACCATCACCAAGCAATATACCTAAAACATAAGGTGGTATATTGAATGATTTATGATTACCAATAATAGGAGCTACTGGGATAGCATATTTATATCCTATTTTATCAATATATAAATTATCAGAATCATTAAACAATTCTAACGTAGAAATAGTTTTAGAATATCTTAAATTATCACCGCTTATTCTATGATAATTTTGCAACATTCTTTTAGTACGAATTTGCCATAAATGATTCTCATCACATATAATAGTTCGTCCATCACTAAAAGTAATTTCATATAAAGGTCTTTTACCTTGAGGATATACACCTTTTACCTTTTGAAAACCTTCATACGGAGTAGCAACTAAATCTCCAATTTTAAGAGATTCAATAGAAGTCCAACCTTTGTTTGTAAGAACTGGAGTACCATTTAATAAAGCTTTGCCCGTACCAGCATAACCTTCAAGTGTACATTCAAGTTCATTACTAAAATACCAATCAGATAGTTTGTCAATAGCCTGCTGTTGTCCCGGATATAATTGCGAATAATCGCCCGTGGCGGCCTGTTTTGGCCTCGCTGACGGCTTATTTTTGTTTGCCTTAATACTTGTAAGGTCTTTCAATTTATCTGCGTCCATATCGGCTAAAATGCAGTGTTTTGAATATACTCAAATGCCTTACTAATAAGGGTTTCATAATGATTATTACTTATTTTATAAGTTTCAGGAGTAGGACAAACAAATATTACATCTTGTTTGTCAGTAGTTCGATTAACATAAGCTCTAACACCCATAACATTAGGAGTTGTAATCATAACAATATCGTAATTCTGTAATAAAAACTCGAATATTATTATGAATTGTAGCGATAAGTCTAACTTTGTAAAAAAGTATCCGGGGTCATATCCTCGTTTCTTCAAATATTGAAGTAATTCCGGCATGACCACCGAATACTCTTTAATTGCGTCGAGAAGCATAATATTTTGGACTTAATCTTTTGAAAACTTTTTCGTTTCGATTATTAATACGTTCCATATCAAGTTTTCCTACTCCATTTTCAAGAGTAATCCAAATCTTCATTTTAGGAACAATAAGTTGCCAATACTTTTTCAAGTTTTCAATATCAGCTTCAGCAGCACTAAAAGGACGAATCGTAAACCAATCCCAATGTTCATTATCAGGTGTGCTAAATGCAAATGTAGCTTTCTGATAATCCTCATTTGTTATATCAATAGGGTAACGTTCATTATCAACAATTCCATAAAACTTATTATCATAAAAAAACACCTCACACTTTATAGCATGAGGTGTCATATTTGAAGTTTTACTTCTTGTTCGATTAGTTGAATCCCTATTGATATTAGCTTTCTTTACAGGAACAAGTCCTTTAAGTTTACTAAAATCCATTTATCGACCACAACGAGAACATAAAGTATGAAGCATCTGTATAGTATTGTCATTATGAAGTTTTGTAAAATCTTCACGTTTACACTTAACAACAGTACCACTGGTATTAAGTTTAATTTGGAACCAATGAGAATCTTTATCAAACTTCGTAACAACACCAACTCTATCATCACGAGAATAAAGTTGATACCTGTCTACAACAGAAAGACTTGAAATCTCAACAACTTCATCAACAACAGTACGAGTAAGAATAGTTTCAAATGCACCTTCATATCTGACTTTTACACCAGCGAACAGTGCATCACGAAGTGTTTTATATTTTCTATCCTCTTCGGGAACATCATCTCCATAAGGAATCGTATCATACAAACCGCGAATGATTCCACTGAAATCACTATGAATAATCGAATAAGTTTTTGTAATAACTTTATCCTCTTGTTCAGTAGTAACTTCACCGATAAGTTTTGCAACTTTCTTAGAAGCATCAGCGATAGATAATACTTTACCATTATCAAGATAAACTTCGCTACGTTGAGGTACAACCTTTTTAACAGTAGAAAATTCACCTTCGTCAAGAATAAAGTATCCAGCACGAGGTTTAGTTTCAATAGTAATAACTTTTAAGTCAAATGTCATAGCACTTATGAAATTTTAATTTGTTTAACTTTTACTTCCATTTCTAATTGTCTTTCTACTTTATCTTTACAAATCTGAACTAAATAATTAACATTATCATTGTAAAGAACAGTATCACGTTTTAGGGCTATTTCAAGACTATCGGTAATAGATTTACCACAATAATCTATTTCGTATTCAACTTTAACCCTAACTATATGTGTAGCAGGAGTTAATTGACTTTCTAATATCCAATAATTCTTAGTACCAATCTTAACTAATACTTTAAGTTCATTGGATGAATTATCAACATCAATAACACGACCATATCTACCTTTACTGGTTACGACTTGTTGGCCTACGTTTATCATTCTTCTTATTATAATTTTGATTGTTATCTTCTCGAAGATTTCTATTAGGTTTAGACCTTCTCTTATCTCCGTTATCTTTCGAATTAAGATATTTGTCTATCTGATTAACATTGAGTTTAGGCATAAACTATTTACGACTAATAAAAGTTAAACAATCATTTGTTTGATATACACTTTCTATAATCATAGTTTTAGTCTTATCACATTCATAATAAGTCTTTCGTTCAGTTCGTGACTTATATGAAGTTTTACTTTTACAATACTTACAAGCTCTACAACTATGAACTTGTATAATAGGTTGCTTACTCATACCATAATGTTAGATAGTTTTAATTTGTATTTAATTAAGAATTAATTTAGTAGCAATTTAAGTCGGCTTCGCTGCTGGGCTTCGCCCAGCGCTCCGCTCCCCGGTGGGAGAGGAGGTTGCACGCCCACTTGTCGCACGGGTTTCGTCATCATTAAAAAGACAAGAACGAGGAGTACTCTCGTTTCTTGTTCGTTGCTCGTCAGCACTAACAACAGCATTGCTAAATGAACGTGTTGAAACTTACATAATATTATTCCGCTTGGCGCCAGCGTTAGTCTTATGAGTATCCATAAGTACTGTCACATTTTTAACTTGCATATTTTTGACAGCTTTGTATGCAAGATTGTGTACTCGGATTGGTACACTCGCGTCCATTATTTGGACACTTGTAGCGAGAGCGGGAATCGAACCCGCAAGGTCATTACTGACCAAAGGATTTTAAGTCCTTCGTGTTTACCTATTTCACCATCTCGCCTTAAACCACCACGATTAATAGTTCGTGGTCAACTATATTAGAGAAGAGTTACAGAATGAATCTCAACATCAACAGTATTACTACCAGATGTTTTGATAAGTTCTTTAACTTTATCCGTAGCTATTTGTTCAATCAGATTATGTTTTTCACCATTCTCTGACCTATGAAACAAAATAGTAGGTTTAATTTCAGTTACGATTTTAAGTATGCCCCAACTGGAATAATTATTTCCAGCACAAGAACTAACTGTAAATCTAAACTTAATTGCTACTTTGCAAGTCTTTTGTGTCTGTTCCATAGTTTTACTTTTGTTTGATTATTGTTTTTAGTCTTTCGATGAATTTTAATTTAGCTTTTAATCTCAACAGATAGTTAATTCACGTTTGAATCTTTTGTAGGAGTAATAGCTTTAACAACTATTTGTCTATCAAGCTCAGCATCTGCTAATGTTTTAGCTATAATAGGAATTGAAACTCCATTAGCATACATGATTGTAAAATAATACGGATACAATTTAGCATGAGGATTGTTGTCATTAGCCATAAGAACTTTACTAACAACAATAATCGGAAGAGCAAAATCATTAGCTAAAACAGTTCCAGAAGGTAGAGTGATTAAAGTCATAATATTATATATTAGATTAGAATTTACATGAAAAAGAGTACCACTATTATCACAACAGAAGTACTCCGAGATGTCCATTTCAAAACATCAACATTTGGAACACAACAATCCCAATGTGAGCCGTGTGTAGGATTCGAACATACAACCTGCTGATTACAAGTCAGCTGCTCTACCATTAAAGCTAACACGGCGTAATTATAGATAACCAGCTGGACTTGCACCAGCCTAAAATACAGTTAAGCCTCGACTTATGTATCACCAAGCACATGGTTGGTTGCATTTATATCTCTGCCATGATTATCTATAATAGTTGAAGTGACGGGAGTCGAACCCATAATTACAGAACCAAAATCTGCTGTGTTACCATTACACCACACTTCAAGCAAACAAGTTGTAAAAATAGTAGTTTAATACTGGATTGCCTATCGAGGATTTCTACTCATTACACATTTTATTATGATAATGTATTTACAACTTGTTATATTAATTTGTTACTTATTATTCTTGTGAATAAGCGTTACACGATATACAGGCCGACATTTATTACGTTCATCACCATCGACTACGATAGTTTGAACATGACTGATTTTACGACCTTTTCCCATTTTACCAACTTTATTATTTTCGTTAGCACGAGTGATAATGTAAGGCATAGTTCTTGTGTTTGTTTGTTTATTATTTATGATTCAAATATAATAATTATATATGGTATGACCAAACAAATCTTAAAATTTATTTTGCATCATCATATATGATAGTGAGTGAACCATCAGATTCCTCACGAGCTTTAATTTTATTAATAACTTGATTAATGACAATAGTTGCAATAGTCATTTTGTCTTTTTCCAATGTTACAGGACAATAATCAATTAGTTTACGATAAATATATTCAATTTGTTTCTTAAATATACTTGTAACTTCGGGTTCAAATCTATGAATATTATCGTAAGCCTTTTGATTAATAACAAATAGGATATATAACTGTTTATCATCAAAAACAAGTCTATCTTCGATTTCTTTAACAACATCCAAAACCATTTGACCAGCATCTTGCTGACTTGTTTTGAAACAATTAATATTATCACAATTAATTCTATCGAGAACTTCTCGAACGATATTATAATAATACTTGGTTGAATGTCGATAACGTTTACCAAAGATATTAACAACTTCTTCAAGAGCAAAGAACATAATATAACAATATATCATCGTCAGATTTGTCATCAGAATAATATCATTATATATGCCTCTTTTCTTAAAATCTTTTTCTTGTTCAGTAGTCACATTTGGTTAATTTGATTTTTTAACAGCTCTGATAACACTAATCAAACAAATTATTACAACAATCATAATTAAAATAACACTACCAGTATCTTCCATACGAGCTTGACTTTTCTGTTTAATTAGATTATCGTAATATTCTGAACTTAAATTAGGATTAATAGTTCCAACACCTAATTCTTTTTCATATTTAGAAATATCGAATTTTCTTACAGCAGATAATGCTGCACCTCGTGCGTGTTCAGGTTCTACACTTGGAAATACTATATTAGCACCAACACCTTCAGGAGCATTTTCGACACGAACCATTGTTGAATTTGGATCTTCAAATCGAATAACGCAATCTTCTAATTTTGGCATATTTTACATGACATAAATAACAATTCGAGTAATATACACTTGTCTTTCAGTAGGTTCAGTTTCAGTTTTAAGAATATATTCTTTTCGACGAACTACATATCGAACATTATTGATTTCAATATAATCGTCACGACTAACATTAATATCACCTTGTATAGGTAAATTAATAATAGTACCTTTTGTTTCAGATATAATTTCACATAACATAGTTTTGATATTATTAATAATAAGAGTTATAATAATAATTTCGTGAGTAACGTGACAAGTGGGCGTGCAACCTTCTCTCCCACCGGGGAGCGGAGCGGCTGGGCGTAGCCCAGCTGCGTAGCCCTCTCCAGTTGCAACTTATTTTTTGTTAGCTTTTCTGTAAGCATCACGAAATTCTCGAACAGTATCAGCGAATGATTTACGATAAATACGCCGACGTTCTTTACAATAGTAAACGACTTGTGCAATACCGTTTACTTCTTTAACAGATACAATTAGTTTAGCAGTCATAACGTTAGCTATTATTTAATACTGATTATGAATCATTGTATCAATTTTACAAGTATCTTCAAGATAATCAAGATATTTATGATATGAACTTTCACTTGTAAAACGATAAGAATATTGATTATGGTCTGTTTTAATATCAACAAGATGTCCATTATCATCTAAATAAATAGACTCAATAGAATACTTATTAATATAAACATCCCCCAAGCATACAAAACCATCTTGAATATCATCATTAATAGCCTTATCAACTGCTCTATCTTTGGCCTTATTATAGGTATAAGTAATAGCGGAAATAATAAAGCAAATGATGATACAAATGCAAGGAAGAAAAAACATACTGTTCGACATGATTATTTGTAGTTAAAAGTTAATGATTTTATTGATTCTACTTTGAATGCGATAGATAATCTATTAAAAGGTAAAGCTATTACATCAGCTTCATCAGTTAATATTCTTAATCCATCTGCTGCAATAAATGATGCTTCAGATGAATTATATTTAGTTTCGATTCGTACTTTTGATTCTGTTGTAGAAACTCTTAAAACTTTTACAGTTTCATCGTCCTTAAATTCTAATTTAAGTCCTGATTTGAGTTTTAATATTGTTGATTCGATTGCTGGTGACATAATTGTTTACAATGTAAAATGTGCTATAACTTGACCAATCAGTAAAAATAATAGTACGAGAGATACTATTTTAATATTTTTATTTACTGATTTGAATGTTGATAGTTCTCGTTGAAGTTTACCGATATAAGATGTTTGTCTTTCAAGTTGGTCATTTAATTCTTTATTACGAGATATGAGAGCTTGTACTTTTTCTGATATTTCACGAGTTTGTTCTGTTGCTTCTTCAATAGTTTTAGATTTTCGTAAACTAAGAAGTCTTACTTCTGCATATTGAAGAATAAATTCTCGTGATGTTGTACCTAATGCAGATGTTTCTATCGAACTAAGTATATCATAAATATCTTCGATAGCTAATGTAGGAAATTTCTTATGTAATGCCATCATATCAGGCATTGTAATACTACCCATACCTGCAACGATTGTACGTTCTAATGCAGATATTTTTCGTTTAGGAGATTCTGTTGTGTTCATAGTTAATTAAATTACTGAAATAAGATATTTTGCAAGTAATACAATCCAATATCCTACGAATAAAAATATCAGAAATGATGCTTGTAGTTTTTCTGTTAGTGTAAACGCTGATTTACCATTTATGTCTGCTAATTTAACAAATAAAAAGGAAATAATAAATCCAATGATAGCACAAGTCATGATAATAAAGATGTTAAAATTAATATAATTGATAATAAAAATAAGTAATATAAAAGTAAAAAAAATAAATAATTACAATTAATATTACAAATTCTATTACAATTACAATGTTAATTAATAATGAAAATTAAGATGATAAAATGAATGAAAAAGATAAAGAGATAATTTAGGTAAATAATATTACAAATATAGATAGTATAAAACTTTTGTAGTTGTTATTATAAATCATATTGAAAATGTTAAATTTAATAAATAATAAAAGAATGTAGATATTAAAGTAATTTCTATTACAATTATTATAATGATTTTGATAATAACAATGATTGGAATACTATTTGCCTAAAATTATGGTAAAGGTGATAAAGAAATTATTTGTAAATTTCATATAAATTTTATAGTTAAACATAATATTAAAAAGAATGAAAGAAATAGAGAAATAATTATTATAATTATTATTGAAGATGAAAATGAAAATATTAATATCGAAATTATTATAAATGATAATGAAAAATGATTAATAACAATTATAAAGAGATTATTTGCCTAAAATTAGAGATTCTGATAGTGAAAATAATAAAGATAAAAGTGGAGATAATACCTCCGCAACTAATTATCCTTTTCGTTTCAATTCTTTCATTACATTTATATACACTTTTTCTACATCATTTCTTACATCATTTTCTATCAAACTTTCTAATTTAATTATTCGTGTTTCAGATGTTCCTACTACTTCTTTAATTTCTCTTAATTCTCGTATTAAAATTCGAAATTCATTTTCTCTTTCTTTTTGTAGATTTACAAAATGCGCAATAATAAATCCCGTAATTGTGATAATTAATAACACAACATAAAACGAAATTAATATCGCTTGTGGAACAGTAAATCCTATTTGTTCTAATGATAAACCGAATATAGCTAATGATTCAATTAGAACTAATGCTATAAATCCTAACCATTTCATAGTTTTAATAGTGTTGGTCGTAATATAAATCAAAGTGTTGGTCGTAATGAAACTTGTAATTTACGAAAAGAATGACGAACATCATTACGACGTTCGTCACCCTTAACGTTAGTTGTTTAGTGTGCTACCGGAAGCGAAAGTAGTGTATTTCTGTCCTCCTCGTTAGCCATATTCGGAACACGTCCGAACATCAGACGGAAAGTTTCAACGCGATATGCCATATCACCGGCAGCGTTTGCGGCTCCGTTGATACGATTAATCGCGGCACTCTTGAAATCCGTATCTTTGTACTCTTTGCCGATAGCCTCAACTATCATTGTTCCGGTAGTACGATAGGGAACGAGTTCGCCCGCTTTGTACTCTTTGCCGTCCACCGTAACGGCCTTCTTGGTCTTGTAACCCCACTCGCCCGGCTCGCCTTTCGGTATTACTCGCAATGTCATTTCGTAGTACTTGGGCGGATTCGTCAGCGTGTTGAGTTCCTCAACCATATTTCCGGCGTTATCGCGTTCGGCTGTTTCCTCACTAATACAAAGGCATGAGAAACCGAACATTTTTGCCCTACTTTCTGTGATACTTAGCGGTGTATCAAGTTTCGCACCGCTTTCAGCATCGAAAGCACGAAGGAATACGACATTATCGGTATTTTCTTTACCGTTAATTGCCAGCGGTTTAGTTTTACCACTAATTCGAACAACTTTAACAACGGTTTCGGTTGCTTCTTTGATTTGTTTTGCCATAGTTGAATAATGTTTAATTAGACTATTCAGGAAACATTTATTTTTTTCTTTCCTGCAATCTCAAGCGGGGGGCTTCGCAAACCCTTGAATGGACGGGGCAGTTTCATTAGGTACTTCCACAATATAAACATTTATATTATTTTCGATACCTATAAAAAGACTTACAATTATATTATTAGAATCATCATCAAAATTCTTATCTTTATCTTTACAAAAGTTATTAAAATTATTAGAAAATCTATTTTTATTTTCATTATCTATAAAAACACTTATAAAAATATATGAATTATCATTAAAAATTTAATTATCTATACTATTAAAAATATGAAAATAATCTCTAATTTTTGAATCTTTATTTTCTTTATTTTTAATTTTACTTAAAATTTCATTAGTTTCTTTATTAAAATCTTTATTATTTTCATTACCATTTTCCTTAATTTTTGAATTAATTTTTAATGTAATTTCAATATTACTTGCAATTTGACCTGTAAAATTACCTGTAAAATGACCTCTATCTTCACTAAAATCTACAATTTTTGCATCATTATTTTCCGTAATTTTTGAATGAATTTTTGAATTAATTGACCATATACCTATATATAGTAATAATATTACAAGTAATATTATTACAAATAATGAATATATAATATATATACAAATTCCAACTCGTAATTCAGAAACTATATCAAATAATCACGAAATTAATAACGAATTTAATAACGAAAAAATTAGTTCAAAAATTAGTAATTTTAGTAGTGCAACTGGTCAAGATACTAATGTCGCCAAAATTAATTCTTTTGGTGAAAAAAAACTGGTAATGCAAAAAGTGGTAAACTTTGAAGAGCTTTTAATAGGGATTTTATTAGTTTTAACTTGTGTACTCCCGGTGGGGGAGCAGGTTGGACGCCCACTCGTGAGGTCTTGCAATCGCTAATACTGTAATTACTATTAGACTTATTGATAATTCTGCTTCTGATAGTGATAATTTTATTAATTCAATTTGAAATTTATTTAGATTTGCTTGCATGGGATAAGATTATATTATATATTTGTACTCGTAGTTATAATAATGTAAATCCTAAACAAAGTAAAACTATGGAAACAAAAATTGCATTTAGTCCTCGTGGTAATAAAGTTCTTCTTCGTGCAGATTTTGAAGTATCTACTCTTAATATTCTTAATAACGAGGAGATTAATAAGATTCCAGCTAAAGCTTATACGGTTATAGCTGTTGCAGAAAATGTCAAAGGTCTTAATGTTGGAGATAAAGTAAAACTGGAAAACGGTTGTATTCCTACTCTTATTCAAATGCAGGGTGATACTCAAACGCTTGCAGCTAAACAGAAAGTTCATCGTGAAGGTAAATCTATTATTGGTGTTGGAACTGTTAAGTTTAGTGAGTTTGTTCTTGTGGATGAATATTCTATCGTAGGTGTTTGGATTGAATCTCCTGCCGTTAATAATTAAACTATGCTCAATCCTTTTGTTTATGATAAGTTAGTTCCTTTCGTAGATGAACGTATTGAAAAACATCTTAAACCTTATGTTCTTCGACGACCTGCTTCTTATAAACGAAGTGTTGCGGCTTGGGAAAAGTTAAGACCTGACCAAAAGGCGAAAGTATTAGAGTTACTGGAAAGAACACAAAAGGATAGTGTTGCCAAAGCTATGATGCGAGGAGATGAAGTTGTTAGTGTTCCTCGTGTTGGTAGATTTGAATACAGTCCAGCTAAGTTCTTTAAGAAAACTCATGCTGAGGAACTTGAAGGTTTAAGTCGAGAGGAACGTAAAGCAAAGATTATTGCTTATCATATTGCTAATCGTCGTAGACGTAGAACTGCCGAAGAAGATGGGAAGAAAATGCGTTTCAGAAAAGATTTTGCCAAAGGGTAGAATACTGTACTTTAATGAAGAGGAACATAAGTACACAGATGATTTAGGTAATGGTTACATATCTGTTACTACTCTTATTGGTAAATATACACAAGAATTTAAGAAAGAAGAAATTGCCGCAGCGTGTGAACGTATAGGTAAGAATCCTCGACATCCAAAATATCAAAAATATAAAGGTAAAACTAAGAAACAAATTCTTTGGGAATGGGAACAAGAAACTATTAAGGCTTGTGACAAAGGAACAAAGAAACATAATTACCTTGAAACTGCTATTAAGACTTGTAACGGATATAAGCTGAACGCTAATGGTTTTATCAATGATAGAATTTACACGATAGATGATATTGTTGATAGTCATAAATACGGTAAGCTTAATCTTGAATATTTTGTTAAGACTGGTATTCGAGAAAAGTATCCTGATATATTTAGTCTGATTGCTGCTCTTGTTACTAAAGGTTATCATATATACGCTGAGATTGGTGTTTATGATAGTCAAAATCTTGTTTCCGGTCTTATTGATATTCTCTTAATTCGTGATAAGGAATTTATTATTTTAGATTGGAAAACTAATAAAGCTCCAATTAGATTTGAAAGTGGTTATTATGATAAGAAACTTGATGGTACACTTGACCTCAATAATTTTATTTATAAAGAGGAATATTTTGGTGCACCACTTGACCACCTCGCAGATAGTATAGGTAATCATTATGCAATGCAACTTTCTACTTATGCTAATCTTGTTGAGAGCTGGGGTTATAAAAATGTAGGAATTATTCTCTGTCATATTAGAACTATTCAGAATCAATTTCAAGACGAGAATGAAGAAGATGAAGAAGTCGTAGAAATGTATGATATTCCTTATCTTAAAAATGAAGTCGGAATGATGATTGCTGATTATTCAAGTAAACATATTTATAAAACTGCTAAAACACTTTTCTAAGTTATGAAAACTATTAAGATTTATTATATAGATACTCGTGGCAAACTTGCAGTAAATCTTATTAGGATTTTTAATAGTAATTATCGTGGGCAACTATAAAATTTAGTTTGGACGATAGAAGTGTTATAAGTGATGATGCAAATGGTGTCGCCAGTGGGCGTCCAACCCACTCCCCCACCGGGTGAGGGTGCGGAGCACCCGAAAGGCCGAGCGGAGCGAGGCCCACACAAGTTACAAAAAGTATTACAAATATGAAAGCAACAAAGGAATCAAAATATAACGCATTATTTAATAAACTTATTGGTGTAAATGATTTACCAAATAGACTTATTGAAATTGCGAAAGATTTAGAATATCCTATATTTAGAAAAAATGATAGTTATCCTATTAATCTTAATATTTGGGGTATTCGTTCTAAAAGTAGTTGTACTAAACATTATAATGATGTTATTGTAATGTTTTATGAACGAGATTTTAATATATGGGAATGTATGGTTTTTGAAGCTACTACTGACCCAAGTAATTTAAATCTTGAAACTCCTGTTAATAATAAAGGTTGTGCAGTTCTTCGAGAAGGTGTACACAAATCTCTTTGGAAAATAGGTAAACATAAAGGACAATATAAAGCTCTTGTTCAAGCTAATCCTTGTCAAGTAATTCGTGACAATAATCAAGATGACAAAATTGATATTACCGATAATACTGACTTTGGTATGTTTGGTATTAATTTACATAGGGCGTCAAGCTGGAAAGTAAGTGATGAGATTAGTCTTTATTCTGCTGGTTGTCAAGTTATCAAAGATGTGAATCAATGGAATGATATTATTATCCCTTTGTTTGATAAGGCGATTGGTAAAGGAACTCAATCTTATGTTCTTATTAATGAAATGGATTTAGATTTGTAAGTTATGAAAGATACTGTTCGATATATATTTTATATTGTTTTGATTCTTGCGATTGGTATTGGAGCTACTTATTTTGGTAGATATATTAATCGTAAGTTTTTAGGTATTGAAAGACATGATGAAACTATTAAATCTTTAAGGGATAGTCTTAATAGTTTCATTAAGAAATATGATAAGATTATTAATGAACAACAATTTGTTATTGATAGTCTTAGAGGAATTGAACAAAAAACTATTACTATTTATGAGAAAGCTGAAAGTAATTTTAATGATAGTAATATCATTAGTGATGATTCCATTCTCCGCTATATCGCAAAAAAGATACAAGATTAATGGCGATACAGTTATTGTTTTTACTCCGAAAGAAACTCGTAAGTTAGCTATAAAACTTCTTGAAGGTGAAAAGTATGAAAAACTTTATCTTACTGCCAGTGAAATTCAAAGGGTGCAAGATAGCGTTATATCCTTCCAGTCTTATCATATTGCTATTCGTGATAGTCTTTTGGTTGTTTCTTTTGGTGGCCTTGATTCACTCAATAGTAAGTTAATTAATTATCAAGAAAGATATTTAATAGAACGAAAAAAGAAACGTAGAAATGGTTGGATTGCAGCTGGTTCTATTGCTTTGAACGCTGTATTAATATTTGTGTCAAGTCGATGAGTAAAATTAAAAATTATATTCCTAAGAATTGTGTATTAGCTGGTGTTGATATTCTAACTGTTATTACAGAGAATAAACAAAACGCTGGAAATCTCGGTAAATCTTCTATTGCTAATGGTGTAATTCAATTACAATCATTAGATTATGGAATTGAGATTTCTAACACACAAATGCAGAATACATATTTTCATGAACTTGTTCATCAAATGCTTAGTAGTATTGGTGAATTAGAATTAAGTGAAAATGAAAAGTTTGTTCAGAATATGGGAAATATGATATTTGAATTTCTTCGTACTGCTGATTGGATTAGATTAGAAGAGTTCAAACATAATAAGTTTTCTGATGCAGATAGTAATGCACCTTTTATTAAAGAAGGTATTGCTGAAATAAGATAATGTATGGTACATGGATTTAAGATAGAAAATGATAAACTAATTCTTGATGTAGAAGAAATACTTCAATATCCTTTACTTCAACAGATATATGCTCGTGATGATAGTAAAGATAAATCTTTTGCAGAAAAAGAATTTAGATTTATACTATATTTATCCGATAGAAAAGGTTATGTAACGAAAGCAGGACTTACTAAAAAAGAAGCTTATGCTTATGCTAAGTCTAATGCTGGTTTAGATGAATCTTATCTACCGGATAAAGTTGTTTTATCTGCTATTGAATTTGTAAAATCAAATCTTAATATTACAGCTGTTGAAGATTTAATTAATTCTACTATTAAATCTTTGAATCTTTCAAGTAAGTTAGTTCGTACATTAACTGATGGTATAGAAGATTTAATGTCGAAAGAACTTGAAATGAAAGATTTAGCTCTTTGTGAAGATACTCTTAAACAGATTATTAAAATTGCTAATGAAATTCCTGCACGAGTTGAAAGTCTTACTGAGCTTAATGATAAGTGGGATAAGATTGAAAAAGGTGTAACGTCAATTCGTGGTGGAGCTGAATACAGAGATAGCTATGACGGAACAAATGATAGAGCATCTAATGCTCCTAACGAAACAGAAACATTATCGTAAAGACAATCGTTATGGTTATGAAACTGGTCGAAGTCCGTTTATAGATTATATACTTGAAGATAAAGAAAGTTACAAGCCTTTATCTTCAAGTATTTGTCGTTTTACTGGTAAACCTTGGATTGACAGAGATAATGATTTTCTTATAGGCGAAAGTGGTGGTGTACTTATGAAAATAGACTTTGTTTTCGTAGGTACTGAAATATTTAGTCGTGTTGCAGACTTTTATGAAAAACATGGATGTTATTGTCTTGAACCTGATGATAGTCCTAATGCCATAAAGTTTTGGCAACGTGAAATGGATAGACGAGTTAAAGGTGTTCAAGCATATTGTAAATTATACATTAAAGATATTCCTGCTTATTTAGCAGCTAAATCTGATGCTGAACGTAAGGCTTTACTTCATAAAGTTCGTATAACTGGCGACCATTATAATTATCTCAACTATGGTCGTATAGATCGTGCTCCTAATGAAAAAGAACGTAAACAATTAGATAAAGAAGGTCTTTTCAAAGTTCATACTGTTGCTGGATTTCCTCGTTTTTGGGATGGTGATTATTGGAATTTTAAGATAGATGAATTAATTGCTAACAACAGTTGTAACTTATGTAAAGCAAAAGCTCGTCGTAAAGGATTTTCATATAAACGAGGTAGTCAAGCAGCTAACACTCTAAATGCTAATAAGAACGTAACTGTTATTCTTGCTGCTGATACATTAGATTATTTAACTGTTAAAGATGCTACATCTTATATGGTTAAAGTTAATCTTGATTGGTATGAAAATCATACTTATTGGAAACGAGGTTATTTAAGTGAGAATTTCGATAAAGGTATTGAACTTGGATATAAAAAGACAAAAGAAGGTCAAAAGGCTTTTGGATTTCGTAGCAAACTTTTGAGTGTTGCTATTGGTAGAAATGAAAGTGCAGCTGTAGGTAAAAAAGCTATTGAAATAGATTTTGAAGAAGCTGGTCGTTGTCCAAATCTTCAAAAGGCATTAGATGTTATGTTATCTAATGCAGAATCTGGTGCTGAAAGAATTGGTACTATTCGAGTGTATGGTACTGGTGGTACAAAAGGTGCTAACTGGGAAGCATTCGGTAATTGTTTTTATAATCCCGGAAAGAACGATATGCTTCCTATGGAAAATATCTGGGATGCTAATAGTAGACATGCTGTTTGTGGTTTCTTTTTTCCTCAGATATGGGATTATGAACCTTTTGTAGAAGACGGTAATTCTTTACTGTTTGCTTCTTGGAAGGATGATTATGACAAGAAACGTGGTGCAGAAAAAGAGAAAGATGCTGGTGAATATAATATTTATGTAGGTCAACGTGCTAACAGTCCTAATGAGGCATTTACGAACACACAAGAGAACATTTTTCACAGTCCGGAACTTACTAATCATATTAACGCTATTAAATATGATAAGTCTAATCATTTTTATGAAGATGGTTGGTATATACTTGATGATGGACGTGTTAGATTTGTTACTAAACAGGAATGTATTGAACGAGCTATATTTGGTTCCGATAGATTCCATGAATATATAACTGATGTACCTCATAATTCAAAGACTGATGTTCATGGTTGTATAAGAGAATTTTATTCTCCTATTCCAAATGATGGTAGTCTTTATTTTATTTCTTATGACCCATATCGTGTAGATAAAAATAAAGAAGAAGTTAGTACAAAAAATTCACTTGCAAGTTTTCAAGTGTGGATGCGTACTAACAGTAAAACTCCTTACATGGGTAAACGACTTGTTGCTTCTTATTGTGGTCGTCTTGATACTATGGAAGCTGTCGATAAACTTGTTCTTTATGCTTGTTTACGTTGGAATTGTAAAGTTCTTTATGAGGCTGGTACTGGTGAACTTGTTACTAATTTCAAGAAATGGGGTTATAGAGATAAATTGTTGAAAGACCCAAGTAGTTATATTAATCGAAGTGTTGATGGCCCTCGTATTACTGGTTATGGTATTGTAATTGGTGATGGCGATATTAAATTAGAGGGTATGCGCATGGTGCGGGATTTCTTATACGAAATTGTCGGAAAAACGTCCGACGATACACCAATATATAGATTTAATCAAATTTATGATATAAGTTTCTTATTAGAGTTGGATAGATTTATATTTGGACGTAATGCAGACCGATTAAGTTCGGCTATCGTTGCAATGTTTGAATTTCGTAAAGATTCTCTTTTACTTGAACGAGAAGCTAACTCGAAAAGTAAAACTAATAACACTGGTCGTAAAGTTAATAGATTCCTAAAATGAGTGAACGTGATTTAAGAGCAACTCCACTTGTTATGCCTGACCAGCGTGCAAGTACTGCTACAAAACAAACGAAAGCTTGGTACATTCCTAATTGTAATTATTGGATTAATCTTGCTATTGGTCAGAATGATAAAACTGTTACGCAGAAATTTCTTGATGCTGCTAATGGTTTAGTAGACCCTAAAACTTATGAATATGTTCTTCGGAATTATATTGATAAGGTTGGTGAGAAAGCTGTCATGTATGGTGAGATACGTGATGTAGATTTTCTCACTCCTATTAAAGAACGATATATGGGAGAATTTATTAATATGTTCTCTAATTATCAAGTATTTAATAATGACCCTTCTGTAACTCTTGCTCGCAATAAAGTTCTTGCTGATAAAGTAATGGCTTATTGTAATCAAGAAATTATTAATCGTCTTAATGAAGCAGGATTTAATACTGGTCAAAAGACAATTAAGCAAGGCGAACTTAATGATATTATTGAGGAAGTTCTTAACGATTGGATTGATGATGTAACTATTACAACTCAAAAACGTCTTGAACTTATTAATACTATCGTTGAAGCGAAAGACAAGTATCAACAATGTTATTTCTATTGGTGGGCTTGTGAAGAGGTTTATACTTATCGAGAAGTTTATAAAGGTGATGTTTATCTTCAAGTAATATCTCCTCTCGAATATTATCGTATTGAAAGTGGTCAACGATACATCGAAGATGATGATGCAGGACTTCGTGTTTATCGAATGACTATTCCACAAATCATTGATAGATTCCGTGATGAACTTACAGATGCAGAGATGAATTATCTTAAAGATATTTATACTGTATCTCCTAAATATGATGCTCCTGATGGTATAGTTCAAATCTTCAATAAAACAGATTTTGCTGAACGTAAAGCTATCTTACATACTAACGCAGAAGCACTTCGTAGTGAAGCTCGATTGTATGGTAAAGAAATTGATATTTATCATTATGTTTGGAAAACTGAAATTAAACAAGGTATTCTTAAACATCGAGATTTATTAGGAAATGTTGTAGAAAGTGTTGTAGATGAGGATTATGAATTTGATGCTTCTGCTGGTGATATTGAAATTGAATGGGAATGGATAAATCAAGTTTGGGAAGGTTGGCGTATAGGTGGTTGTCATAGTGGTATTTATATTAAGCCGCGACCTATCGAAGTTCAACGTGAAAGATTTAACAATTATAGTGATTGTAAATTACCTTATAATGGTATTGTAGGTTTACATAAAGATAATCTTCGTAATCCTATTCCTTTCCGTGTTTTACCTTATCTTGCTCTTTATCGTATTTATACTTTACAACAAGAACGTGCAGTAGCTAAGTTTAAGTCTTGGCTATTATTCCCTGAAAGTATTCTCGCTGATAGTAGTGACATGACTACCGAGGAACGTCTTGCTGTTGCGAATAAAGATAGTTTCTTACCGTTTGATGATTCTGATGCACAACCTAATGCTTTACAATCTATTCGAGAAGTAGCTACGAGTGCTATTACGAATTATATTCAAATGCTTGATAATCTTAAACAGGGTTTGAAAGCAGAAGCTTGGGAAGCAGCTAATATGAATAATGCTCGCTTTGGTGATGCTAAAGATTATGCAGGTAAGGCTGTTAATGAATCGAATTATTCTCAAGCAATGACCGGAAGTGTTTGGAGTCTTGAATGTTTTAATCTCTTCCGTGAACGTGATTATGTTGCAAATATTGATTACAGTAAGTTTGCTTGGATTGATGGTAAACGAGGTTCTTATGTAGACCCGACAACTAATAAAGTTGTTGTAGTTGATATTGATGGTTCTTCTGATTTCTCTGGTAATATTGGAATTTATATTCGTAATAATGCCGATGTTCAGAATAAGCTGAACATGATGAAAGAACTTGCATTTAGCGCAGGTCAGAATGACCAACTGGAAGTTGCTATTGAAGCTATTGAAAATAATAATATTACTTCTATTGCTAAGAATATTAAGAAAGCTATTCAAGCTCGTCGAGATTATGAACTTCAAATGCAACAAGTTCAACAGCAAGCTCAAGCAGAAGTTGAACAAATTGTTAGTCAGCGCGAAGCAGCTAAACAAGAATTTGAAGCTCAGCAAAATGCTCTCGATAGAGAACATGATGTTAATCTTGAGATTCTTAAACAAGAAGGTGAAAAAGAGATTTGGAATATGCGACTTAAAGTCGATACCAATGGAAATGGTAATATAGATAAAGATGAAGCTATGGCTGCTCAATCTGGTTACACTGCTTCTGATGTTAATAGAATAAAGTTACAAAAAGAATTAAAGCAATGATGACCGAGAATTATCGACGGAGAGCAAGAGAACCTGCAAGATAATACTACTATAATTATTGATAATATATTATATATAGTATATCTTTGTTCATGTAATAATATTCAACTATAAATAAATACTAATATGGCTGTTGAAAAAGTTGTTATACCTGATGATGAAACTCAGGAGCAAAAACAAGAACGTCTTCGTAAAGAATTAGAAGAACGTAAAGCTAAGGAAGCTAAAGAAGCTCAAGAAGCTGAAGAACGACGTAAAGCTGAAGAGGAAGCTGCTCGTAAGAAAGCTGAGGAAGAAGGTGAGAAGGGTGGTTCTACTAATAATGGTGAAGAAGAAACTGAACCGGAACAAGTAGAAATTGATGGTACTCTTTACACACTTGATGATAACGGAAATGCCGTAGATGATAACGGTGAAATTAAGTTCACAAAAGAACAGATTGATACAATGTCTGATGAAAATGCTAATGAATTAGACGGTGATTATATCGAAGCTATTTCAAAAGCCAGTGGCATTGTTATTAAAGATGAGAAAGGTGAACCTGTTAAGTTTGAACCTACGATTGAAGGTTTTGCTAAACGTGAAGCTGCTGTAAAAGCTCTTGGTGAACGAGAGGGTTTTGCAAAAGGTTTTAATGAGTTTTTAGCTAATAATCCTGATATTGCAGCTCTTGTTGAATATAAGAGTAAGTTCGGTACAATCGAAGGTTATTCGGCAAATGTAGATTATAGCAAAGTTGAAATCAAAGATGATGATAACTTACTTGCTGATTTAATCTATAAAGCTGAAATTCAAAAAGGTACTTCTCCGGAACGTGCCAAACGAATTGTCGAGTTTGCAAAAGCAAATAACACTCTTAAAGATGATGCAACTGAAAGTCTTAATTGGTTGCGTAAAACTCAAGAGAGTGAGATTAAAGCAATTCGTGAACGTGAGGCCAAAGAAATGCAGGCTGAACTTGAAAAGGAAATTAAATACTTTGGTGTTTCTTATGAAGATGACGGTACTGTCAAAGTTCATAATGCACCGGGTAGTCTTTATGATTTAATTGTTGTTAAAGGTCAGATTGGAGAATACGCCCTTCCGAAAGAAGGTCTGAGAATTAAGACAACTGATGGTGAGAAACTTGTTTCTCGTCAAGAGCTATTTGATTACTTTTCTCGTCCTGTTCAAGAGATTAATGGAATGGTTTATAGTCAAGCACAGATTGATGAGATTAATCGTCTTTCTAATCCTGCTGAATTGGCTATGCGATTTATTATGAATCTTGATGGTGGAGTTGACCAACTGATTAAAGCTGAACTTGCTAAAAAAGAAGTTAAACGTCTTCGTTCATTAGCAAGTAAGACTGGTAAAAACAATGGTAATCCTAAGGTTCATAAGATTGCAAAGGATGATAAAATTGTTTTACCTATTAAATAAAGCAAATGTTCTTGCCTTATAATAATAACTTAACCAAAAATCTAATTTACAATGCGTGAAATTGGAACTGTAAAATTTGACTCGAATCAATATACAGATGCTAATATGCTTCTGAATTTTGATTTGATTGACCCTGTTAAACTTAATCGTAATCTTACTTATCTTTGGGGTAAGGATAGTGACAAGTATCCTCTTCTTACTCTTACTGAGGGTCAGGGTGCTGTTACAACAAAAGTTAAGCTGAATGGTGGTGATACTCAATATACTTGGGAAATTGCTCCTCGTCAGCGTGTTACTTCTCGTCTGAAAAAGCTGGTATCTGATAAAAGTGCTATTCAGCCTTACGGAACTGTTGAGGTTGAAATGGAGGATAATTGGTTTATTTATCAGCACACGGCTATTGCTCCTTCGGGTATGCAATGGCGTATTCAGAATGAGGGTATTGCTACTTCGACTGGTGGATACGTTTATCGTTTTACCAATATGTCAGGTGCTCCTATCTCGGCTGATGCTGTTGCAAAAGACTTCATTAGTGGTGCTATTTGGGCATTAGGTGCTTCGACTATTCCGGGTAGCAAGTCTGACGGAAACCGCTCGAACAACCAATCGTTCAGCAAGGCAACCAACCAGTATGGTTACTACCGTTTCTCGAAAGAGATTGCTGGTAACATGGGTAATAAGGTTGTTAATATTGCCTTTGATACTGCATCTGGTGGTGAACGTAGTCTGTGGATGCCTTACGAAATGAAGATGTGGGAAATCATGCGACGCGAGATGCTCGAAGAGGACTTGTGGTTCTCGGAGTACAACCGCGATTCGAATGGTATTATCCACTTAAAGGATGAAAAGACTGGTGAGGCAATTCCTCGTGGTGCTGGTGTTCTTGATATTCTCAAGGCCGTTGGTAATTATGAAACGTATTCTGTTCTGACACTTAATCGTTTCGACCGTATCATCACTCGTATCTTTGACAATCGTATTGATTCTACCGTTGAGGAACTTGTTCTTTATTGCGGTAAAGGTTTCGCACGAATGTTCAATGATGCTATCTATTATGATGCTCGTCTTAAGAATTACTTTGTAACTCTTGGAAATGAGGAAATTAGTGGTAATGGTGAGATGATGTCTTATGGTAAGTATTTTAACCGTTATAAGATGTTTAATGGTAAGATTCTTACTGTCAAGATTGTTGATATGTTCGACCACGGTATTCGTGCTCGTCGTGACCGTGAAGCCGGTAATATGTATCAAGGTCTGCCTATTACTTCTTATAGTGCTGTATTCCTTGACCATACTATGGGTTCGAATGGTGAGCGTAATATTAAGTTTGTTTGTGAAGAGGGTCGTGAGTATAAAGTAGGTGTCTATAAAGGTATGGCTGAACTGCCTGCTTCGTGGGGACTTGCAAGTGGTACTCAACTGTCGGATACGAAGGATATTGCTTCTTATGAAGTTCTTGGTTCGCAGGGTATCAATATTGATAATCCTACTACTTCGTTCTGGCTTGATTTAGCTCTAAACTAAACACCCAATTTGAGTAGTAATAATCGAAAGGTTATTACTACTCATTAACATATAAAAGATTGAATAACTTAAAATGTTAAAAATATGATTAAAGTTAATCGTTCAGTTCGTATTGAATGGAGGAACAATCCTTCTTCTTTTGAACTTCGGAATAAAGATGCTTTCAAAACTGATTTTCTTCGTCTTGGTTCTGCTATTCGTCCTGTTAATGAACTGCTGAGCCGTAGCGAGGAAATGCGAGTTCTTCTTCCTACTGTTGTTGGTGTATCTCCTATTGATAGTTCTTGGCAAGAACGAATCACTACATACTTAAATGATTTTCTTCTTGAGATTCCTGTTCATGGCTTAGAGTTCGATACTTCTTACGTTTTAGATTTAGGTAATCCTGCTCTGAAAAGTAATATCGACGAACTTATCGGTAAACTTAAAAAAGCTGATAAGATTAAGAATGAAACTGGTTCGGAACTTGAAGCTATTGTTCTGAAACGGATTAAGGAACTTGATGAAACGGAACTTTATAAGTATGTTACTTTTGTTAATATTCCCGATTATATTAGTTGGAGATATTGCCTTTTAAGTAGCAAAGTTGCTAATAAGGTTGAAGACATTAATAAGAGCGTCAATATTCAATTTTATCTTACTTCGGATAGTGAGCGTAAAGCACTCAAAGCTGCTCGGACGAAACTTCGCACTGATGCTCTCAAGAAATATACAGAACTTATTAATAATCCGAATAGCGCACTTATCGACAATGTTGTTGTATCGACAGGTAGCGTAGGTGATTATTCGGAATTTATGGCAATGACTGCCGATGATAAGCAATCTGTTCTTCTTGAACTTATTGACAGTGACCCGCAGAAGTTTATTAGTATTGTTGATGATAAACATCTGGAGATGAAAGCTAAGATTACTATTTATCTTTGGATGAATATTATTCGACAACTTCCGAATAGTTCTATCATTGTCGATGCTTCTAATCCGGAAAATGTTATTGGTAATAATATTAATGATGCTATCTCGTATTTCTCGAATGATAACAACAAAGGTATTGTTGCCGAGTGGAACGCGAAGTATCGTAGTTTGAAAGGTTAGTCATGTATGAAACGGTAAAAGAGTTACACATCGAAATAGAGCAACGAATACAGCAGATAACATCTAATAGACATCGGAGTATTGCTCCTCAGTTTATTGATATGATGCTGAATCGAGCTGCCGTTAAATATATACAAACTAAATCAAATAGGAAAACTAATTATAAAGGCGAAGGTCTTGAAGATAGTAAAAAACGTGTAGATGATATTCAATCATTAAAACGTGAAACACCGTGGCTTAAACTTAAACGTGATAAGCAAGATGCGGATTATCCAAATAGAGCTTTCGTTATTCTTCCGGGTGATTATCTAAAACTTATTTCTTCTACTTCTCGATTAACTTATGGCAAAGCTCGACTTGTTGAGAATTTACATGAGGTTTATCCTGATGATGAAGTTAAGAATTTATATTATCATCTAATTGATTTGTCTAAAATTGCCTTAACTGGTGATGAATTTAATGGACAAATTATTGTTAATGGGAATGAGATTGATATTTCAGATATTCTTTCTCTTTATGATAGTGATTCAGATAAGATTGATTTGTATGAAATCGCAGGTTTGACTTGTGATAGATTACGTCAAGCTCTTTCTAATGAATATAATGTTTATTGGGAGAATCTGATTGGTCGTTATTATAAAGATTGTATTATTATTACTTCTAATGCAAAAGATGAAATTGCATTAAAAGTTAATGATACAGACATTCCTGTTATTACTTATAATACTACTTATGACGAGTTCGTAAATGTAGGAAATAAGTTTTCTGAAAATGATTTAATTGCTACCGAAAATATTCGAGCTACTCTAAATAACTTCTATGGTAATAAAAATAGACATCTTAATCCAATAAGTGAACTTGTTGATGATAGGTTGTTTGTTTATTACGATGATGATTTTTGTGTTGATGCGGTTAAGATTTCATATATTAAGAAGCCACGTCTTTTTAATATTGATATTAACCAAATGTCAGATATGGAAGTTACACCTGATTTCATAGATAGTGTAGTTAGCGATATTCTTCTTGTTCTTAAAGATGACAGTTTTAGTGCTGTTAAACAACAATCAAATTTAGAATAGAAAATGAAAAGTGTAATTGTCGCAAATGATTTTCTGACAACACTTGCTAATAATGATGTTAGCAAGTTGACTCGCGGACAAGCTGTTCTTCTTAATTCGGCTGGTAAAGTCGTTGCAGCTGCTTCGGATGTCAAGGATGACGAAATGTTGCAGTTTGTTCTTGGTCTTGGTGATGGCAAGGTTAAACGCGGCGTTTGGATTAATCCTAAGTGGTCGAAGCAGCACAAAGAAAAGTATCTTGCTCCTGCTGGTAAAACTTATAAGCTTACGAATCTTGTAGCTAATCGTGGTATTGGTTATCAAGGTTTCGATGCTGAGGTTATTATCTCGTGCAAGCCTATTAATTCTTTTGGTGGTTATCCTCTGGAAGTTTACAATGCCAGCGTAACTATCAACGGAATTGACGAAGCAAGTACTGATATTATTGCTCGTCTGAAAGTTGAAGTTGAAAAGACTTTAACTAAGATTAATGCTCGTTTTGGTGCTGATAGCATTACGATTAATGATTTCACCGAAGCAAGCGTTACGTTCACTGGTGCCGCAGGTTTTGAGTATTATGTGACGTTTGATGGTATTCTTCGTGCTACGCTTGAAGAGGGTACTGAGAATCAAACTCCGGTTGGTACTTATGACCAAGTTGCTAAACTTGAAAAAGAAGCAGATGTTGCCGGTGTAGGTTATAATCCTAATTTCAAGGAATATGACCGTGTTTATGGTGATATTTTTACAGCTACCGAGGGTGTTATGTATGACACTTATGTAATTACTTCTCGTGCTGATTTCACACATCCCTTTAATTTACATACAGAGGGTTTACAGGTTACTCAATTTATTGCTATTGACAATACTAAGAGTACTGCAATTACTGCACTCGAAACGGTATTGGCACTTATTAAGTAAGAAATTGATTTGTTAAAAATGTAACCACAAGGATAACTCCTAATGCTATTAATTGTGGTGTTAGGAGTTATTCTCTTAATGATGCTAATGTTATGTGACAAGTGGGCGTGCAACCTCCTGCCCCACCGGGAGCGAGGCCGCAGGCCGAGCCATACAAGTTGCACCATTATTATTATTAATCGTCATATAACAATAAATACGATTAGTATTATGATAAAGAAAATATGGAATAAAATAACTACTTTTTTAAGTGGTTATTATTCAGAACATAAAGACGATATTATTATTGGTTTCGTCATTGCTACTGTCGTAGGTATTTTATTTAAGGCTACTGTTGCTACTTGGTTTATGAGTTTATGGATTACATTAGCTTATCAAATCATTACTTGTGGTATTCAAGCTGCAAGAAAGAAAGCAATAACTGGTCTTAAAATTCATCCTATTATTATTAATTTTGTAGTTGGAGTATTTATTTCGTTATTGTTCTTGGTATGGCAGTAATTAATCTTCGAAATGTTGTAGCGCTCGGTGTACTCGAAGATGGTGTATATCCGAGTGTTTATAATGGCCAAACCGGAGAATATATTGGTACAGTAGATGGTGAAGGTGCTGGTATTAAAACAGTTCCTACATTATATATGTACTATCGAAAGAACGGCCACCTATATTTATATAGGACAAAGGAGAGGATTGAAATAGACTTAACTAATGTAACTGCTTACGATAATAGTGCTCTATTTAAGCTAACTGAAAAATCTGATATTAGTTCTGCAAAGATTACTGAGTTTGAATCTCGAAATATTGATGTAGGACATTATGAATATAAAGTTCCGTGGGTTAAATCAACTCAACAATATCTTTATATACTTGTACCGATTGTTCGTTCTATACATACAATTACAGTACAAGGTATCATAAGTAATCAGATATTTACTCTTACTGGTATTTATGTTCATGAAGGTAAATCTTGGTGGATTTATCGAACGAATGTAAAGACCAATTTTGATTTTAATGATGCTGTTAATGAGATTCTTGATGTTCAAGTATATGTTCGTGAGCTTACAGCAGAGGACTTAAATCCTATTGAACAACTTACAAAACTTTTATTTGAACATATTAATAATAAGTTTAATCCTCATGAGGTAACAAAAGAACAAGTTGGTCTTGGCAATGTTGATAACACTGCCGATATGGATAAACCTGTATCTCGACCTCAAAAAGAGTACATTGATGCTCTTGAAAATAGGGTTAAAGGTTGGTTCAAACAGTTGAATGTTTGGATTAACAATCATGTTGCAGAAGTTAATAAGAAGTTTCAAGATGTTTGGGCTGCTATAAACAAGAAACTTGATAAAGAAGATTACGAGAATGACAAAGATAATTTCAATGCTCATATTCGTAATTATGATAATCCTCATAGAGTTACTGCCGCACAAGTTGGTTTACCAACAGCCGCAAGTGATATTGAAAAATTAAAACAAAAAGCTCAAGAACTTCAAGGTTTGCTTATTAATAAGCAAGATAAAACTTCTGAAGAACTTGTTACTGATAATAAACGTATTGTAGATGCTATTAATGAGATTTATGGTATTGTTGTAGAACACAATAATCATGTTCGTAGCAACAGTATTAATCAAATTGAAGTTACAAGCGAGATTCCTACTACGTTTGAAGATGGTACACTTTGGATTCGTATTCCTCGAAATGAAGAAGATTATATAACAATTAAGATTGAAGCTGTTCCGGTTGATTCTACTATACGAATGATTAATTCAGAAGGTAAAGAATCGGCAGGTGTTGGCAGTGCAAGTCTTGAATGTTTAATTCAAAGTCGTTTACATTATATTGTAGAAAAAGAGAATTACATTACAAAAGATGTTTATGTCGATGTGGGTGTTGAAGATACGACAATTAATGTTGTTCTTACACCTAAGACTAAAAAGACATTAACTGTAAATGCAACTCCTGATAATGCTTTAATTATATTTACTGATAAACCTTCTAATGTAGTTATTGCTCAAGGTACTGGTACTCTTACATATGAAACTTATGACCCGCGTGATATTTTAATTCAGGTTAGTGCAAGTGGATATGAAACTTATGAAGAGCGTATTACGTTAGATGAGAATATAATTCGTGATATTACTCTTACAGCTCTACCGGTTGAACAAGGTGCTGTAAGTCTTACGGTAGTCGATAGCGAAACAAAGGCCAAAATAGCCGCATACGTCTATGATAAGGACACGGGTGGTATATTAGGTCAAGTAACAAAAGATACGCCGCTACAACTCACCGGAGATGTCAATACGAGCCGAATTTTGAGGTTTGTTTCGTCGGGTTATATAGAGGTTGAACAACTGGTAACTTATGCAATTCCTACCGCAGAAGTTACTATTGAAATGGATAAAGTTCCAGTTCAATCTGGTACTATCTATGCAACTGCTGTAAATACTGAATCTACTGCTTTAGACGGTGTTACATTTGAGTATAAGCTCAGTACTGAAAGCGATTGGAAACCTCTTAATAATGATGAATCAATTACTGGTAAATCTGAAGCTGTTATAGCTCCAGTTGGAACAAATGTTGATTTCCGAGCTTCTAAAACTGGTTATATAACTAACACTGGAACTGGTACAATTAATTCTACTGGTGAACATAGTGTTACTATTGTACTTGAAGAGTTACCGCCTGAACCCGAAGAGGTTTCTGTAACTATCAAGGCTTATGAAATTTATGATGATAATAAACTTTATTTAGCTGCTGATATTAAAGAAATATCAAGTACTGGAACTACGGTTGGTACAACCAGACCTGATGAACCTTTAGTAATCACAAGGAATAAAGGTAGTGTTATAACTTATTATGCCTTACCATTATCTTCTGATTGGTATAATATAGGTTATGAAGAAGTAGTATTTGATACTGATAAAACAGTTGAGATATTATGTCTTCGTAATAATAACGGCCTTATTAAAGTTCGTACACGGGATGCTTTAACTGGTTGCATGATTAGTGATACCATTTATGATGAAACTGGTAAAAAAATAGGTAACTGTGATTCATCAGAAGATGGTTATGTTAGTGAAGCTAATCCGATTGGTTTCGAACGTAATTATAAGACTTTAGGTGATACTCGTTATGAAGCTACTGAACCTGCATTGTTTATTGCAGCTAAACCTTCTGAAGCTGTTGTCAATTATATTGATTTACATCCGAAAGAAGGTCAAGACTATATAGCTCTTAAATTTATAGATTCTGTTACTAAAGCTCCTATTACCACAGGTATTAGTTGTTGGTTTAGTTCTATTGTTAAAACTATTGTTACTGATTATCAAGGTATAGCTCATATTAGTGGTACTTATGATTCAAAGGTTGTAATTTTGGTTAGACGTAATGGTTACGTTGAATACAATCAAAGTTATGATAATCTTGCAAATCATAGTGTTACAACTATTGAATTAGTACCTGAACCAGTATTTGAAAACGATGGTATTGATTATATGCAAATCGAAGGTGATGGTATTGAACATCCTATATTTAGGGTTGGTAATGTCGAATCTAATTAACGGTTTAATGATATGAAAGAATCAGTAATTCGCAAAGTATTTTGTGCCTTAAACTGGCCTCCGAAAACTGGTGCTTTTCAGAAGTTAATCACTTTTGTAGTTGAAGGTTTAGCCACTAAGGCTGAATCTTCAACTGTTCAAGAATTACAAACAAAAGTAGAAACTCTTGAAAGTACTGTTAATACATTACAAGAAACTGTTACTAATTTAAGTGGTAAAGTAAGTACATTAGAGAGTAATTATACTTCTTTGGAAAGTCGTGTAACTGCTCTTGAAACACCACAAGGTTAATATTAATCTACAACTATGGCACAACTTAATCTTCTTGAACGAGCTACAGAAGCTGTCGTAATGCTTAATGGTAATCGTCGGCAGGTTCTTGATATGTGGCTTAATGGTAAAAAAGTTTGGCCAATAGATGAACCTGTTGTAGAATTAGCTGTTGATAAAACTCTTGTTATTCTAAATAAAGATAATAATTATCATGATACCATAACTGTTTTCGCAAGTGATACAGTTGAATGGGAATTTGGTAATTAGTTTGTTATTATAGTTAATCGACCAAAAAAAAAAAACAAATGGCAACTATTCCGAGTTATTTATCATGGGTTCCTAAAACTGGTACTGGAAATGCACAGATTAAGATTAATTCTGTGAGTCCTTATACTGGTCGTACGGATAGAAGTACTTCAGTTCCCGGTAAGATTGTCGGAAAGTCTAACGCAGTTACAGTCACGGTTCTTGAAAAGGCTGCTGACGAATTTATTACTCCCGATGGTTTAACTATTAATGTTGCTAAAGGTGGTGAAACAATTCATGTAACTGGTAAGTCTAACTCGAAACTTCTTACGTTTACATGGAAAACTAACTTCGGTATTGCAAATGTAACATCATTTAAAGTTAATGGTAGTACAACAGCTACTTCTGGTACTGCTATTACTGGTGACCCCGGTGCTACTGGAGAATACACTTATGATGCTACTATTGTTGTACCGAAGAACGAAACTATTGAAGCTCGTTCTGCAACTCTTGAAATCAAGGGTGAAGGTGCGAGTGTTGTTAAAACTATTACTATTACTCAGGCTCTTGGTGACAGCTATCTGTATCTCAATTCGCAGGGTACAACTACCGCAACTGTTACTATTCCGAAGGGTGGTGGTGAGCAGACTCTGAGTGTTCTGTCGAATGACGAATGGACATTCGAACCTGCTGAATAAATTAATTAATCATTTATGAGTGTTATCACTAATAAATGGAATGACGGGAGTGGAGATTCAATTAGTATTGAATCTCCCTCTTTTCAAGGAAATCAGACTGTTAAAATTTCATCACCTGTTCAAAAAGGTACTTCTAAAAGAAGTATGAAGTTTATTGGAAAGTGTAAAAAAGATTCCAGTAAACAAGTTATTCTTACTGTTGAACAAGAAGCATCTGTTTATACATATGATTTAATATTAAGTAGTGATAATACTGAAATTGCCGCAAAAGGTGGAACTGCAAATATTACAGCTGTACTTAAAACGTATCGTAATGGTAATTTAGTTAGTACAGATAATGTTACTCCAGTTCTATCAGGAAGTGCTACTGGATTTTCTATATCTGGTGTTACAGTTACTGCAAGCAATCGAACTACTATTGTAGGAACTGAACGGAGTATTACTGTAACTGGCAAGTTCTCTAATACGTTCGATGGTCAAACTGTTTCTGCAAATATTGTTATTAAACAAGAAGCTAATACTGTTTCGTATGGTGATATAATTATAACTAAAGAAACCCCCATTAGTTTAACTGCCAGTATGCACATTAATATTAAGGTTTCTGATGGTTTAAGTTATTCTCAGAAGGCTACTTATACAAGCGGTGCTACCACTAATATTACAACAGGTGCTAATACAACTTACTTTGTTCAAAACCCAGTTACTGGATTTACGTTATCAAATAATATATTATATGTAACTTCCAATCAATCATTAAATCCTCGTAATGGTTTTGTAGTTAGAATTAATATATTACTTAATGGTAAAACTGCTATTAAGGATATTACTTATAATCAAGCTGCTGGTTATTATACTTATGCTAATCCAGTTGTTACATTAACTTGTAATGATGTTCCTGCAAGCGGTGGTAGTGTTAAAACCGGAAATGTTACATATTCCCAGACATATGGTTGGAATGGTATGACTACTGGTGCGGGTGTTATAACTGAAGGTGAAGCTTATATTAGCTGGACTGGTGGTGTTGATAATATTCCATCTCTTGGAACTACTGTTAAATCTCGAACTAAAGTCGGTGTTTTAGGTGTAACAGTTAATATTAATGGTAAGTCTGGTAATGCAAATGCTGATATTTATCAAGCTGAAAATAAAGTAACTAATAGTAATTACAATCCTCGAATTACTGCTTATGGAACTCCTACTATAAGTATCGGTAGTGGTTTGACAGCGGCTGGTGGTTCTGCGAGTGTAAGTGCTTCTGTTACTAATACTGAAACTTATAATGCTTTGTATAGTTCGGGTGCTACTGGCCCGAATCAAACACGAAGTGTTGGTGGTAGTTTATCAATTTTTATGACTGCTAACGGTAATAGTAGATTCAGTTTATCTGGAAATACGATTACTCATAGTAGTATGGGAACTAATGAAACTACTGATACTATTACTATAAAAGCTGTAAATGACGGAGATAGTTCTAAATCAGCTACGGCTTCTAAGAGTATAACAAACAGTAAAACTGTTAAATCTACTTCTGGTGGTATTTATACATATGGTGATGTAATAGCTGGTACAGTAACAAATGGTATTATTCCTGCAAGTGGTGGTTCTGCTACTGCTAAAGCTGGGAATGCTACTCAAAGTTGGAACAAATCTGCTACTATTACTACTTATCAATATGATTCTGGTTCTACAAAAGATGTTACAACTGAAAATGCTTCAAGTGGAACAAATAGTGTTCCACCGAGTACTACTTCTATTGAAGCTTCAGCACCTTCTAAAGGAACCACAATTTCTCCTCAGACTACTGTAAGAACTTATGGTTTTATTTGGGCAGCTAATGGTAAATCAGCAGACGGATATATGTATATTTACCAAGAAGCTAACAAGATTGAATCTTATAATTACGGTAGTTGGACTATTGCTATTTCTGCTAATCCTACAACCATTGCTGCATCAGGTGGAACTTCTACTATTACAGCAAGTTGTACGAGAACTAAAACTCCTGTTTATACATCTGGTTCTACTGGAACAGCTACTACTGAATCTGCAACTCCAACGTTAGCAATTAGTGGTACTGGATTTACATTAAGTGGAACTACTGTTACAGCTTCAAAGAATAATGCTGCAGCTCGAACTGCTACTGTAACTGCAAGTTATTCTGATGCTACTTCTAAATCTGTTACTATTACTCAATCTGCTGGGCCTGATGGTATTGGTTATATGCAGATTGAAGGTAATGGTGTTGACCACTATATTTTCCAAGTTGGTCGTACACCAAATACTCGTTCTAATGATGTTCAAATTTTATCAGAAGAGCCTGTTGAAGTTGCAACAGAAACTAAGTCTGAAAGTTTGTTTGCTAAAATTAAACGTATTGTTACTAATCTTAATTAATTAAAAGTTATGGCTTTATCTAAATCTGCTTTAAAAGCGAAATTTGTCACTGGTGCTATACCAACTCAAACTGATTTTGCCAACCTTATTGATGGTATGCTGAGTATGCCTCAGGGGGTGGAACAGGTGATACAACAATAGGTTTCGGAAATGGAGATAGTACCGATAGACTATATGTTAAATCTCTTAGATATATTTATAATGATTATCGTAGTTATTTTTTAATTGGTGCTTGGGATGATGAAATTGGAGGTAATTATCTTGTAGCAGTTATTTGTTTTCAAGATAATGCTGTTAGCGGTGCCAATTTTAATATAACTTATCATTTATTAGATAAAACAGATAGAGCGCGTTTTGAATCTGAAGTTGGCGATATTAATACTGCTGATGAAATAGATTTAATTAATAATATTGAAAGTTCTGGTTGGGCGTGGTTTAATATCACACAACCTACTAATAATAATCCGTCACCTCGAACCATTCAATCAAACAATATAACATATCGTATTTATCCTGTATTGCAAAATAGTATATGGTATGTTGGTTATGCTTTCGCAATGGATGTAGATATGGGTGGTTCTAATGATTTGTATGTTTATCGTTGTACTGGTAATTCTCAAACTAAATGGACTGCTATTGACAGTGTTGTCGCAAATGATTTAGAAAACGCTGGTAAATTTAGTAAAAAACTACTATATTAAACTCTGACTGTTATTAGTAATAATAGTTAGAGTTTAACTGATATATGTCAAACTTTAACTATTATTACTATGACTATTGCACAAATTAAAGCCTTGTTTCAAACTGGGAAAATTCCTACACAAGCTGATTTTGAAAATTTGATAAGTAAGATTCCGAATGATGATTTAACAGGGGGGGGACAGTACATTAAGACTATATAATCCGAGTGCTCCTCATGTTTGGGGTTATAGATTTGTAACTATTGATGATAATTATACATATATCTTTTTAGGTGTTTGTGACGCTTCTAATGGCGTTATTGTACCTTTTTTAATTATTCAATGTAATCAGGGTAGACCTCTTGAGGGTAATGCTGCTATTAATTGGGCTTTTCTTACAGATGCTCAAATGATTGCAATGAATGCAGATGTTCCTGATTTACACGATGTTGATGATATTACACTTGTTAATGCTATTCCTTCTGATATTCAATGGAATAGAATGAATTCAAATCCTACTGTACGAGTTATTTGTACAAAAGGACAAAAATCTGATATAACATTTCAATGTTTTCCTTCTAAATATGGTAACAAATTTTATGTAGGATATGTTATTAAAGAAGAACATTCTTATAATGCTGATTCTTATTGGAGAGGTGTTATTAAATCTGGTTTAGCTCACAATGATATTGCTTGGGATAATTCTGATGAAGAGTTAGCAAGTGTATTAAATAGCTCTACGAGATTTACTTATACTAAAATATAAAATTAATAATCTGATTGTTTAATTGATAATAAGATTATTAATTCATTTAATGTTCAATAGATTATAAATCATATTAATATTAAACTAAATCTTATTATGCAATTAAATATATGGCAACTAAAAGTCAGCTTAAACAATATTTTGAAACAGGTAAAATACCTACACAAGCTCAGTTTGGTAATCTTATAGATTCTATATTTAATATTATTGGTTCACCTGATGGTAGTTTGAATATAAATGGTGATGAAAATAACATTAAACTTTCTATAAAGAATTATAGAAGTTTACATGGTATATATATGTCTCAATTATCTGTTAGTCTTCATTTATTTTTTAATAATGATATTAAAAATGGTACAAAACCAGTTCCAGTATTTATCATATTTAGTACTGTAAATAGTTTAACTAATACTGCAAATGCTAATATTAAGTATGCTGTTCCGAATGCCACCTTACTTAAAAGTATGACAGATGATAATTTGGATTATCTCACTGCAAGTTTGGATGTTATCATTCAAAGATTTACTGCGCTTAAGATTACATATTATGATTTAGTACCTAAAGAAGAAGAAGTAAAGAAACCTTCCATTGTAACAATTATGTATACTGATTTTGATAATACCATTTATGTACATAATTGCATTATGGGTATGGGGAATATTAATTCTATAGTACCAATTTGTATTCATACTCTTATTAAATTACACGATATTGAAAATGATAATTATTCAGGTGCTATGTCTATTTTACAAAGAACTGTTTATAATCATATGACAGTAAAATCTGAATGGGAAAAGATAATGCAGTTACAAGGTTATGAAGATGGTTTAGTTATTGATGATAGCGGAGTTGCTGAAAATTTTATGAATACTATACATGCTAATTGTTATAAACAAATTCAATTAAAATAAAATCATGATTAAAGTCTATTGTAAATTCCTACCGTTCAAAGGGTATTTATGTATGACGATATTATGGTGGTTAATCATACGAACTGAATATAAAGATAAAATTACTGAAACTGTTGAACGACATGAAACGGTTCATAGTTATCAGCAAATTACTTTGTTTGCTACAAGTTTTTTGGTTAGTATCATATTAAGTCTTACTACAAATATTTCTTGGTGGTGGTTACTTGGTACTGCGATATTTCCTTTATTAGCTTATGTTGTTAGTTGGATAATTGAAATTATATTACCTCCTTATAATCGAGCTTATAAAGATATTTGTTTTGAAGGTGAAGCAAGAGCTTTAGAAAGTGACCCGGATTATAAGAAGAAATTGTTTCCTTTTAGTTTCTTAAAATATATTCCAAATAAGAAATATGGTGGTCGATGAAATTGATGAATGGTAAATGGAACAACTCGTAGAACATTTTGTTGAGTTATTCAGTACTCATTTCGATTTATCATTTATGCTTTGTGTGAATGTTTTAACATACATACTCATTAAAGTAATAGATGATATTAATGGTGATAAATCTGTTGGCACATGGACTAAACGATTGGTTATGTTAATTAGTTGTTTTGCTATTGCCGCAGGATATATAGCAAGTGGATATGAAAATACTACAATTCTTATTAATTCTGCTATTCTTGCACCAGTTGCTTGGAGTTGGATATTCAAACCGATTCTAAAAAAGATTGGTGCTGATTATAAACAAAATCATTAATTAATTAAAATGATTACTACTATGGCATGTAGTGGAAAGAAAGGTGGTAAAAAGACCACTGGTAAGAAAGTGAAGAAATAAATTGTTAGTAATATAACAATTTATATTGTTAAAGATTGAATTGAAATGGTGAGAGGTGTTACTAATGTAGCACCTCTTTTTTATAGTGAATATGGTGGGAAATCGACTATTTTAACGTATATTTGTTAGTAGCCCAATATAATATACCTATTAATATTAATCCTCTTATACGCCTATCTATGTTCGATTATACAGCTATTATAGTAGCTATAATAACATCCATAAGTACGATTGCTGGTATTTATCTAAAAGAATGGTTATTCCCTAAACGTAAAGAACAAAAACTTACTATTGAAAAAAGTAATTGTTATATAGAACTTGATAAGATATGTGCTTCTATTCGAGATACTATTCATGCTAATGCTGTTTATATTGCTTATTTTCATAATGGCGGTCATTTCATTAATGGTGTAGAAATGGATAAATACACTGTTGTTGGTGAAGATTATGATTGTTGTGTAGTATCTTATAAGAAATCTTTTAAGGATGTTCTTGTTAATAATTTTCCTTATTTATTTCACAATCTTCTTGTTAGAAATCGTCATTATTGTAATGATGTTAGTAAACATAAGTTTCAAGACAGATGTTATAAAGATGAACTTGAAAGTAGAGGTATGAAGTCTGCTTATACTTTTCTTATTAAAGACCCTATTAAAGAAACACCTATTGGTTTTATTTCTCTTGAATATAATATCGTAGAAGGATTTAATCCTGATGATGAAAAATATATTTGGAAAAAACAAAATACTATTGCTAATCTTTTGAATCTAAATAAGTAAGATATGGGAACACTTAATCAATATGCAGCTCGTATTGCAAACATGGTTAATCAACCTAATAATCACGAACTTAAAGAACGTGTTAAAGATATGATTAAAACTATGTTTGCAAATCGTATCCGACAAAGCGTTGAGAAAAATGGAATAGATGATATTCTTAAACTTACTTTTATTGCTCCTGTTGAAGAATTGAAATATAGTGATATTCTTCCTACTGAATATCGAGTTGCTAATAAAATTAGATTGTTAGGAACAAAGTACAAAGTTCCTACACCCGTGCGCATACAAAGTGATGCGCCTTTTGCGTTTGTAGGTGATACTGTTGGTAATGGATATATGTATGAGAGTTCTATTACATCTCTTAAACTGCGTCAAAGTGGGCGTCCAACCTGCTCTCCCACCGGGTATCCACGAGCTTATATTATATTAAACGGTCATATAATTATTGCTGAAAAAGTTGGTACAAAAGATATTGATGATAGACGACCAATTAATGAAGTAATGATTACAGGTATATTTGAAAATCCTGATGAAGTTCTTTCATTCTTTAAGAATGAAGATGGTCAAGATATTGAATTACCTTTACCTAATGATATGCTTGAAAGTATAATTCAAGAAATACTTAAAACTGAATTTGGTATTTATCCTCAAGATTTGGATATTAAAACAAATAATAATAATCCTACTATTGCTCAACGTGGTAATGGTCAAGATTAATCTCATGTTTCTATCATTATGGTTGATAATGAATATTATTGGAGAGATTTCGTTAAAGAAGTTCAAATACAACTTAATTCTTTAATTAAACAATTACATCTTGCTTATGAACGACGCAATGATTGTATTTATAATATCAAAGATAATCTTGCTAAATATCAAGAAGCCGGTGTTGATGTTTCAGTAGTATTCGATATTGATAATCGTAGTAAGATTTATTTTAATAAGAAACAAGATACTCTACTTGGTACTAAACTAATGAGTTATATTCGTAGTTATAATTACTTAGTTTATGAACGTCTTGATAAACTTGATGATGATATAGAAACTCTTGCTGCTCTTAAAGAATTACCTTCTGAAATGTATACTTATATGCAAGATGAAGTTAATAATGAGATAGCTAATTTACTATGTAAAGGTAATAATTATTCTTTTGGTAGTTCCGTAGGTTACGTTTATGTTTACTATAAAAAGACGATGCCCGGTGATGTATGTAGTGTTGTCGATTGGGGTGCTACAAAAGACTTAAAAAAGAAATTATTAGAACAAGGTATTAATATACGAACTGCTGATAATCCAAATGGTATTCCTTATTTCATATATTATGATTATGATTGGTGTATAAAAGCTGTATATCATAAAGTTAAAGGTCGAATACCACAAAGTGTTTATTACAAATTCAAATTTGGTCACACAAGTAGTGCTTATGAAAATGGTGAGAAAACTATTGACAGAACACCTTTTGCAATGAAAGGTAAAACTGTTGATGAAATTGCAACTAATCGAAGACTTAATTGTTTCAATAAAATTCTTGCAATTTGTTTTAATCATCCTGACGAAGCTATTAAATTATATCGAAATAATCTTCCTAAACAAAATAACGCTTTATGATTGATAATAATATATTCATTAGTAGTGCTACATTAATTCCAGATATGTATAACGATTATAATATACAAAGTGATGACTTTGTAAGTCGTTTTCCTATTTGGGTTGCAAATGCTTTGGAAGAACTTAAATTCATTCAAGCCTATGTTAATGTAGAAAAAGATATTGAATTTGATGACCATCGTTGCCAATTACCGTGGGATTTCCGAGGTATAATTGACGTCATTATAAATAACAAAAAAGCTGTTCTTAAAAATTCAGCTGAATTTAACAAAGATACTATTACTGAAAAAGTAACAACTATTCCGACATATACTCCTTATCCCGGTATTCCAAATGCAGATATAACAAGTCCCGGTAATAAAAATAATAGTTTTAATCATGCTCCTGTTGATAAAGAGCAACCTTATTATTATATTAGTAATAACTGGATTCATACTAACGTTGATTATGGAACTATTCATTTAAGATATCGGGCTTTACCAGTTATTTATGATAGTATTATAAATATGGATGTTCCTCTTATTTATAATAACGGCCCTCTTAAAAAATATCTTAAACTTTATGTTCTCAAACAAATGTTATTAAGAGGTTATAAACATCCGGTTGTGAGTCTTACAGCAAACAATCCTTATACAAATCCTGCGATAGAACTCGATAGAATGAGAATACAAGTTCGAGTTTCTTGTAACAAATTTAGTAACGACCGTCGAGAGAATATTGCTACTATTCTTCGTACATTAGAATAATAGAAATTATGAAAGTTTTAGGTCTTGATTTAGATAATTCACCTTATATTGCACAAGATAAATCTTTGCGATATGCTAAAAATATAACTATTGATAATAAAGGTCAAAGTTATTTTAATGAAAGAGGATTTGATTTCATAGGTGAATTAGATGATATTCTTGAAAATCATCCGACAAATCAGCATATCATTCCTTATATTTATAGTGATGCCGATAATCACAAATATAATATTATAGGTACAATTCCAACTAATGTTGGTGTTGTACTTTTTTGCGTTGTAGAACACTGGAATAATGCGGATAAATCTGATTTACAAACTAACGACGCTATTATATATCTTAATCTCGATGATAATAATCCAACTGTAAAACGTTGTCTATATAGTACATCTGGTGCATTTGGATTCAGTATTGATAGACCAATTCATGGAGATTATATATACAATTATAAAGAAAATTTAATTGTTACATTTACTGAGGGAACTGATGAATCAGCAAATGAAACAAGAATTATTAATTTGACTGACCCGTTTTATGATGGTAACAATGGAGATGATACTGCGATAGGATATGACATCACTGTTGATGAAGTTGATTCATTTAATCTTATTCCAAATGTTACTTATCCTGAACTTCAATTAGAAGTTAAAGACGGTGGTAATCTTAAAACTGGTGCTTATCAAATAGCAATTAAATATCGTCTTGATGATGGTACTTATACAAACTATTCTCCTTTGAGTACATCACTTATTGTTTGTGGTAATTATGAAGAAGATTATGCGTTAGGTATCGAAATCAATAAGAATATTACTATTAGTTTTAGAAATAGTGGTATTAAATATAAACATTGTAGATTTGCTATTGTTTATATTACTGACGAAGCTCAATTATCATATGAAACAGATGATATTTCAATTAATGGTGTAAGTACTACTCATATTGTAAGTGATGTTTCATATTTATCAACTATAAGTCTTGATGATATTTTTATTAAAAATATATCATATATTCGAGATAACACTCTTGTTAATTTCAATAATAGACTTATTCGAGGTAATGTAAAGACTCTTGATTATAGTAAACTTGATGATGAACTTAAAGAATTCACAAAGAATAATCTTGATGTTCAATTAAGTTGGAATCCGAGTTCTTCTTATATTAATAGTACTCGACGTTATTTTAAGAGTGGTGAAGTTTATGTTCTTTATGCTGGATATTATGATTATAAAGGTGACCTTGTAAATATACATCATATTCCTTGGAAAGCTAACAATTATGATGTTGAAGCTTATCCTGTAGGTTCTACTAATCAAAATGCTCATAAAATTCCTTATAAATCTGAAAGTATTAGTAAGATTATAAGTCCGAGTTGGAAGAGTTTACCTGATATTGATGCTGCTGAACAAGTAGATGAAATTGCTAAAACTGGTGTTGGTAGTGAAAAACCTACAATAGCTCGTAATCGTTATTTTACTTTATACGGAGTTTCGACTGGACATACAACAGTTAAAGCAAAAGGTCGTTCTTTAACAAAAGGTAAACTGAAATTACCAAGTCTTCCATTACCGTATACAACTGAAGATTCTGAAGGTGGAGTTAATCCTTCTGATTATCAAGTTGTAGTATTGGAGATAACAAGTGAGAGTACATCAAGTCAATTAATTGGTGTTGAATGTAGTCCTACATTTGGTGGAAATAGTGTAATACCTGCTGGTATAAATTTAACTACAAAAGTTTATGATGCTACATCGGTAGTTAAACAAATTGATTCAGAAGAATCTGAAGTTGAAACTGGGTATTATGAAGTTTCTGAATCTAATCTTTTAGCATCTGATAGTAAATCTACATTTATTGGTAATACAATTAATACCAAAACTAATTTCGTAATTAATCTTGATGCAAAAGAAACTAAATATATTTTAATTGAAGCTCGATTAGGATATAAAGTTGATGGAACAACTGCTCCGACATTTAATTGGTTAACTCAATTATATTCTACTTCTTCTGAATGGAATCCTACTTATACATTAAGTCCTAATATTAATATTAAAGCTAATCTTGCTGGTAAAACAGACTTAATGAATAAATATATTAGTTCGATAGTTTATTTCTTTGTTGAACATAATATTAATAATTCTCGAATTGTTACACAAGGTTTCGCAATGCGAGATACTGAAACTAACAATTTCGGTAAGAATCAAACTTATAAAAATCCTTTTGGTGGAGATAATGCAAGATTTTATACATTTGAATATCTCTATAATAAGATAAATAGTATTCGAGGTAAACTTAAACCTCTATACTTTGAAACTGATGTTCTTAAATTTGTTAAAAATGAAGAACTTGATGATGATATAAAAGTATTTCCAGCTAAATGGAAAGGTGAAGATTTTGATGGATTTGATACAAATCCTAATGAATCTGGAACTCGATTCTTAGATGCTGACATTAATAGTCTTACTATTGATACTTCTCGTGCAACTAAAGATGTTTCACTTGAATATATCAATGCTAATATTAGTTCTCAAAACAATATTGCTGGCGATAGTTATTATCGTATTGAAAAAGGTTTTGATGGATTTAATAAAGGTACAGATAATGAAGAATGGGCAAGAGGATATATTGCCGATTTAATTAATAATTCTGAAACACTTTATTCTGATGTTAATAATCAGAAACTTCAAATTGCATCTAATGTAATTAATATTAAAGGTTCTTCTGAAATAATAACTTCATTAGTTGGTGATACATTTATTGGATATATAACACTTCGAGCTACTGCTCCATCATCTGATTATCGTTATGGTGATGCTCAAGCAAAAGAATTAGACAGTAACGCTACTGTTTATCGTTGGATATTCACTGTTCCTCTTGAAAGTAAATTCAATATTCTTGCTCGATTTAGTGTTAATAACGTAGATAAATCTTTCAAATATCACGATAAACGGGGTAATGAATTACGCGAATTTTATCAATTAAGTTATCAAGTTGATAATTTCATAAATAGTAGTGTTGGTAAAGGTTATTCTCCTGTTTACAATGAGAATGGAATTGAAACATTTACTTATTTTGAAGAAATTCCCGGAACTCAAGACCATCCTTATCGTATAATTCGTAGTCAATTACAGAGTGCTGAAAATGCTAATCTTAATTGGCGATTATTTAGAAGTGATGATTATAAAGATATGCCTTTTAATCGAGGTGAAATTATCGCATTAAAAACTGACAATAAAAATCTTTATATTCAACAGACATACGGTCTACACTTATTACAACTTCGTGATACACTTTCTAATACTGATGAAGGTACTTCATATTTAGGTACAGCTGATATATTTAATATGGAACCTCAAGAGGTTACATATAGTCCCAGTGGTTATATAGGTTGTCAAAGTTATTTTGATACTCACGTTAATGTTATTGGTTATTTTGTTATTGATGCAGTTCATAGACGTATTTTCAATATCAATGGAGATAAAGTAAGTAATATGACTGCGCTCAATGCTCTTAAGTGGTTTGACGGTAATCTTGTAAAAGATGTAGTTAATCCGTTTAAAAATAATGGTAGAATTTGGGCATTTAATGAAGATACTAATATCTTATATTTAGTCCAAAATGTTGATAATAAACAATTCACAATTAGTTTTAGTCCTATTGCTAATGCTTGGATTTCATTCCATGACTATAATCCTATTGTAGGTATTACCAATCGAAATGGATTATTCTGGTTTGATAAACATGGCATTTATGCAATATCTAAAAATAATTATGGTCGATTCTTAAAAGATGATAATAATAATCAACTTGTTAAAGAATCATATATTAAATTTATTCTTAACGACAATAGTAGTTATAATAAGTTATTAAATAATATTGCTTGGAAAGACAGAGTTGATATTGTTAATAATCTGTTACCTACTATTAATGAATTTGAGAAAACTATTAATGCTATATTGGTTCATAATGATGACCAATGTACTGGTTATAAACTTGTTAAATTTAATGATATTTGGTATAATGGTACAACTGGTGTTAATAAAGTAAATCTTTGGAGATTTAATAATGTTAATGATATACACAAACAAATACCTTTTATGATTACTGATTTAGTTGTAGATGAATCTGCATTAAAACGTAAAGCTAAATGGTATGATGTTAATAAGTTCATTTGTCAATATGTTTATTGCATAATGAAGTTTAATAATAGTGATAATAACAGACTTTGGGAACTTATTGATGTTAATCCTGAATGGATTCTTGATAATCGTAATAATCAAAGGTAATTTGTAACAACTTGTGCGGCTCGGCCTTCGGCCTCGCTCCCCGGTGGGGCAGGAGGTTGCACGCCCACTTGTCGTGTTACTCAAACTTTTAATGCTATGTCTAATCGTAAAGTTAATCCTGATAGTCTTCGTCAAGTTACTCGTTATATTAATGAGTATTCTCAACATATTTGGGATAACGAATTGACTGGTGATAAAGAATTTGTTCGTGTTAAAGAAAATGGTAAACTTAAAACTGTTCGTTCACGTTCAAAAGATGGTAAATATTATTATCCTTATGCTTCATATGAAGGTGGTGCTAAAACTATTGGCCCCGGTTTTAAGTTAAATGATACTTCTGATTTTACTAAATCTGTTAAAGCAAAAGGTAAAGCAACAAGAAAACAAATTGATGCTGAATTAAATCGTCGTATGGCAAAAGCCTACAATGATGTTCGTGATATTTATTCTGAGAAATATGGTATTGATGATTTCAATACTTTACCTCAACCTATTGTTAATCTTATGTCTAATCTTGCGTATCGAGTAGGTCGAACTGGTTTTAGACAATATAAGAAATTGTTAAAAGGTGCTAATGAACGTAATACAGATAGTATTATTAAAGAATATACTACTGGTAATAAAAGAAGAGATAAATCTGAATTAGAAATATTTAAAACTAATAGTTCTAATGATTATGATATGATTAGAAATAAATTATTTTCTAATTTTAATACTGATGATAATCCTGATAATTATGTTGAAGATATGAGTAAAACTAATCGTAAAAAATATAATTTCGGTGGTATTCGTTCAACACATGATGCTACCGCTGATTATTTAGGAATGGCTCGTGATTCCGGTAATAGTTTTTTCGGTAATGGTATGATTGATTTATTATATCATGGCGGAAAGAATGATGATACTGGAATCCCAGTTAAGAACTATGTAGATAAGTTGATTGCTAATGATAAACTTATCTATGCAAATATGCAGAACAAAATCAATAATGAAGTTTTAACTTCTCGTGGTATTACTGCTAAATTCGGTGGACTTGTTGGAACTCCTCGTAGGAAATTTTATTGGGGTGGAACAAGTATTAATGACCCCGGTAGTGTTCAATGGGGTACGCAAGTTCAAGCCAGTGATATTGATGAATCTAAATATAGTGCTGATGGTGAAGGTATCGTAGGTGGTAGCGCTTTAAGTGGAGCTGGAACTGGATTAGGAATTGGAGCTGCTGTTGGTGGAACCGCGGCGCTTGCTACTGGTGCAGCTGCTGGTTCTTGGCTTGGCCCTATCGGTGCTGGTATCGGCGCATTAATTGGTGGCATTGTTGGTCTGTTTACTGGGCGTAAGAAAAAGCGTCAAGAAGAACGTCGTCGTCAAGAACTTTTAGCTGAACAAGCTGAAATGGAACGTCAGCAGACTTTGGGTAATATGCAAGATAAAGTTGAAAATGATGTTGCAACTATTCGACAAAGTAATCTTGGCAATTACTCCGAAGGTACAGGATTTTATGCTAAATTAGGTGGAATGGTTGGTCGTAGAAAGTTAAACACCGGCGGTCAAGTAGTTCCTAATTCATCTAATAGTGTTGTTGCTTATGGTCAAACACATGAACAATATAATCCTGCTACTGGTGAAACTGGAATCATATATGGAGATTCGGAAATTGAAGGCGGCGGCGCTAAAAATGGTCGAATGTATGCTGGTGAAGTTGTTCGTGAAACTCCTGAAGGTGGTCAAGTATTTAGTGATACGATTAAAGTTCCCGGAACAAATCGTACTTTCGCTGATTACGCAAAGAAACTTACTGATATGAAAGGTAAAAAAGAAGCTCAAGTTATTCAACTTGCTGATGGAGTTACATTATCTTTGTCTGCATTAGATAAGAGTAAAACTAACAAATTACAAACTGGAACAAATGTTCGTAATATTGAAAAATTAGTTTATAGAATGAATAAAGCTCGTGGTGAATCTGAAGCTATTGATGCTAAAACAGAGGATTTGTTTGAAGCCCAAGAACTTTATGCTACTGCTTTAGGACTTCGTAATGATGCTCCGGTTATGCGTTGTGGTGGAATGGTAAGAAAGAAAAGACCTTTTGGTGGATATGCTTCACCTTATAGTCTTACAGGAGTTTCAGCTCCTAAACTTACTACTTTACCGCCGATTCAAACTACTGCAAGTGCTGGCGGTGGTTCTACATTTAAGTTCGGATTTAATGAATTTGGACTTGGTATGAATCTTGCTGGTTCACTGTTTGGAATTGTAGGTAACGCTCTTAATACTCGTGCTAATCGAAAAGCTATTGAATTTGAATCTACGCTTCATGTTCCGAAAGGTAATAAAGTAGATGCTGTTCAATATAGTACAGATTATGATATTAGTGAGGAATTACAAGAACTTGGCACACAAGAACGTAGAGTTGCTCGATATATTACTGATAACACAAGTAATGTTCAAACTGCTCGAAATAGTGTAGCAAATCTTGCAATTAATGCTCAACTTGCTCGAAATAAACTGTATGGAGCTAAGAAAGATTATCAACGTCAAAGATATGATTTGAATAGGCAAGAACGAGTTAATGCTCGAAATGCTAATAGTCAAATTATGTATCAAGACGCTATTAATGAATATAATAAAGCTGTCGGCTTGAATCAACAGTTAATGGCAGTCAGAACGCAAGGATTACAAGGAATGTTACAAGGAGTTGAAGGTCTTGCCGGAGCAGTTAATAATTACGCAAGTGCCCGCTTATATGAAAAGTTATGGCCTCGTGGAGTAACTAATCACATGAGAAATGGTTTTGCTTGCGGTGGTCTTGCAAGACGTAAAAGAGCTTAATGTAGTGCGTGATATATCGGATTATTCTTTTATAGGATAGTCCGATATTCACGATTTTTTGTATATTTGTAATGATACAAATAGTGGTACAAACACGCGCGACAAGTGGGCGTGCAACCTTCTGCCCCACCGGGGAGCGGAGCCGCTGGGCGAAGCCCA